TCTATGCTACAAACTAGTGCTGGTTTAGCTAAAGATGTAAGTGAAGTAGCTACTGCAGTTGCCTTAGGGCAAGGTGTTACCAACACTCACATTGCAGAATCTGCTGGTATCTTAGGGGTTAGTGTAGTTAATGCAACTGCAGGTACTAACAACTTAGTATTATCACAAACCAACGCAATCAACCAAAACGTAATCGACAGTAAGTATGCTACCCTCGTAGCTATTAATACTGATGGTGACAAAACTCGTGCTCTAATCCAAGATATTAACACTGCTGCTCTCAACAGACAGATAGTGGTAGCTGAAAATAAATTGGCTGAGGCCCTTAGTGATCATCGCTTCACCAAATCAGGTGTTGAAGTAACTACAGTCGTCAATCAAGCTCAAGCACAATCTCAAGCTCAACAACAAGCAATCTTAACTAACCAACTGCTAAACACTTTGGTAAGTGAATTACAAGTTGCCAAAGCTAACATTGTTAACTTAGGTACTATGTCAGGATCTGCAGGTCAACAAAGTTCTACTAACGTAAGAGCGTGAAGCGACTGGGTCAATGTAGATGGAGACGATGAACTCGAATTTATCTACATGACCTCTACCCCAACTGAAGTTAGATACGGTCTAATTGATTTGAAGTGAGAACAATATGTCACACCTGGATAGACTTACCCAACAGCTAGAAGCGCTAAAAGCAAGCACCAAACCCGTAGTCCCTACAGTCCCTGTAGTCCAATCTGATTTATCAACACAGATTCAAGAGGCGGTAAAAGCTGCTTTAGCTAACGAACTAACGGAGATAAGAAAGCTTATTGCATCCAACACTCCTAAGAAAGAAATGAGTATCTTAGAGATAATTGGTTTGTCTTTAACTCCTGAGGAGCAGGTATGGCTTTCTTCTTCCTCCGTCCAAAAGTATCTTCCTGTCTTCTTACAGACTCCTGGAGGATCAGACTGCATCAAACTGTTTGTAGCAGAATTAAAGGCAGCCTATGAAAATAAAACATGATATCACCTTAACCCCAGAAGAAACAGATAACCTATTTAATATGGTTCTACCAGCTTGTATGGTAGATTATACAACCCAAGCAGATCAAGACGCTGCTTTGATTATAGTAAAAAAATCATTTGAAATAGAACTATCCAAGCTCTTATCTAAAGCCTTTGAAGTAGGAACTAAGATGGGAGGATTATTGTCTGATGTTAAAGACACAATAATGTATGATCTAGCTTAAATATAGGTGTCTATAGTCTCCTTGGGCTGTAGACACCCCCTCCCTTATTCCTAGGAAAATTAATGAACAAACTATCTACCACTCTACAAAAAGACTCAGATAACTCTCCCATTAGAATAGCTCGCTGTGATGATAATGGAGTGATGCAAGTTACTTTAGTATCTAGTAATACTTCTAACTCTACAGTCTCTCCTACCTCTACCACCACTAAAGTCTCCAAATCTTTTGCTCGTCCCTCCGATTCTTTAGCCTATCTATCAGGTGATGTTATAGGACCCTCTACCTCCACTACAGCTGCCTTAGAGCTTCCATTAATAGGTAATGTAGGTAGTGTAATCAGGGTAACAGGTACTAGACTTAAAGTTGATGTGGGCCCAGTTCCTGCTGGTATGACCTCTTTTAGACTTCATCTATACTCTGCCCTACCTCCCTCTGCTCTAGTAGACTCAGCCTCCTGGGATCTGTCGGCAGGTGATAGAACCATCTATTTAGGTTATGTAGATTTAGGTAGTCCCTCTGACTTTGGTAGTACTCTATATGTGCAGCAAACTGGTTTAGATTATGATTTCCAGATAGGTGGTACTACGTCCCTATGGGGCTATTTAGTAACTGCTACCGGCTTTACTCCTACCTCTGCTGCAGTTAAGAACATAACCCTCTATATCTTAGGGATGTAATATGATTAATCCAAAGAGAACGGTTCTACTTTCTTCCTCACCCCATCCCACCCTAGACCTAGATTTTAGTAAAACACCTTCTACCACCCTCCTAACTAATACACGCGCCAGCAACACTGTTCTTATGGCCTATGCCTCTAATGCAGTTGCAGGTGATAATCCTATTTTAGTAACTGCTACTGTAGATGAAATTAGATACCAATATGCCAGAAGGGTAGGGGCAGGAGTTTATAGTAATGTATTGAGTGATGGATCACCTATTTCTCTGCCAATCACTCTTTTATGCGAAGGATCTACTTCCAATGATTTTATTCAGAGTGGTGCATTTGATAATGTAGCATGGTCATTTAATAATAACACTATCTCCCCAAATTATGCCTCCGCCCCTGATGGTGTTTTAGCAGCTGATAAGAATATACCAAATGGAGCAGTCTCATACCACAGAGGTCAACAAACCAGATCAGTTACCTCAGGTACTACCTATACCACCTCTTTCTTTGTGAAGGTTGCAGGCTATAACTATATCCAACTCTTTGGTAATACTGGCTTTGATAGTGTGGATACATGGGTAAACTTTAATTTAACTAATGGGACCATGGGTCATAAGGGTCCTGGCAATTTTACTTACTCAATCTCCCCCCAATTAGCTACTGGTTGGTATAGAATATCCTTAACTGCTACTGCAACCTCTACTAGTGCTACAGGGGCAATGGCAATAGCTGTAATGAATGTTGATTATGATGGTAGAGTACCTTTATACACCTTTTCTGGTGATTTAACTTCAGGTATTTATATGTGGGGAGGTCAGTTTGAAGCTAAGAACTATCTATCCTCTTATAGATCAACAGCCTCTGCACCAGTAACTAGAGCTGCAGACTCCTTAAGTTTTACAAATCTGTCTTGGTATAACCCTGATCAAGGGACTTTTGTGATAACAGCTAGTGGTTCAGCTTTTAGTGCCCCCTATAACCTAGGTGGGCTTAATCAAACCTTAGATACTACATCTAAATATGCCCTTTACTATAACTTCTCCTCTAAATCAGGAAGCACTTACCTAGTAAATGCAAATACCCTATCCTCTCCAACTGAATTTACAGGCATTACCAACCCCACCACCCTCTTCCTATCTTCAGGTGGCGTAGCAAACATTAGTAGAATCAGTTATTATCCCAAAGCACTAAAACCAAATAAATTAGCAGGACTGTTGTAGAATTATGGAAACTAAAGAAGAAGGGGAAGTAGTTTCCTACTCTACCCCACGCCTAAATGCTCTAGAAAAATTGTATGTACGGGTCTATCTAAACACTCTCTCCCATCCTAAGGCATACCAATCAGTTAATCCTGGTCTAAAACACTACCCCTCAGATAACCCCTACTCCCGAAAAGAGAATATCAAATTTCATATTTCCCTGAAGTTACAGGAGCAAGCAGAAGCCTTATCCCTCACTCCAGAACTAATTCTTTCTCAACTCCTAAAAGAAGCTACTCGAGAAGGTAATGGATCGAATCATGCTGCCCGTATTCAGGCCCTACAGATCCTTGGAAAACATTTAGGTATGTTCACAGAGAAAAAGGAGGATGTATCTCATACCATTCAAATTATTAATTATGGTCCTAGAGAGTTAGAAGTAAAAGAGAAAATAGAAGAAATTGAGGATCACTCCACCACTCCTCTACCCCTAAATATTGTTATAGAGGATTACTCAAATGCCAACACTTGATCTAAGAGCACCTTCAGTCACCATAAAGTTTGATAAAGGTAAAGATCTAACACCCACTTTCTACTATCTATCTCCATCTAATACCATCATTAATTTGACTGGGTATCATGCTAGAATGCAAGTAAGAATCTCTTACTCCTCTTCCCCCATTTTAGATCTAGATGATCAAACTAAAGGTGGCCTAGAAATTATAACAGGTACTGCCAACTTATCAGATGGAAGTGAGGTGGTAGGAGCCTATGGTATCAAACTCCTAATAACAGATACTCAAACCGCTTCTCTCTCTGCAGATACCACCTATCTCTTTGATATAGAACTAATAGATCCATCCACTCAAATTCTTCCATTTGTAAAAGGTGTATTACTCCCCTCTGAAGAAGTAACTAAATAATATAGGAAAAATAATGGCTAATATTTCTGTCAGTGCCGAGGGTTACACAATAATTGCTGATTCATCCAGTTCTGTTGTTATTGCAGCAGCCACTCAAGGACCACAAGGCATTCAAGGACCACAGGGCCCTCAAGGTATACCTGGCACAGCAGTTGCAAAAGGGGATCAAGGGGATATAGGACCTCAAGGTATCCAAGGTATTCAAGGTATCCAAGGTATCCAAGGAGAAAAGGGAGATCAAGGTGTCCAAGGTAATACAGGTACTCAAGGTCCTCAAGGCGATATAGGACCTCAGGGTATTCAAGGTGTTCAAGGATTGATAGGAGCTACTGGCTCTACAGGACCTCAAGGATCTACTGGCTCTACAGGACCTCAAGGACCTATAGGGCCCAGGGGTGATACTGGCATTACTGGAGATACTGGGCCTAGAGGTATCCAAGGTGTTCAGGGAATACAAGGAGTTAAAGGGGATATAGGTCCTACTGGTCCCACAGGTCCTACAGGTTCTCAGGGTATTCAAGGTGATATAGGACCTCAAGGTGATAGAGGATTTACTGGTGCTACAGGTCCTCAAGGTATTCAAGGTCCCGAGGGTACGTTTCCAGCCACTGCTGCGTTTACTACTGTAGGTATAGGGACTGTTCTAAACACCCCAGTTTCCCCTCTCCACATATCAGATGGTAATATACCTGCAGCCACGTTAATTACCACAGATTATGAGGTGATCAGCACTCAAACAGGTGCTCCTGGACTTTCTATTATCGCTGCAAACTCTTCTGCAACTGCACGTCCTGTATTTAAAGGGGTTAAGGCTAGAGGTACGTTAGCTGCCCCTACAATAGTCGCGGATAGTGATCAAGTTTTAAGTTTCTTATCTGCTGCATATGATGGAGTAGCTACTCAAGGTACTGCTGCTATTGATTTTAGAGTGGATGGAACTCCTTCAGCCGGTGTCGTCCCCCAACGAATTTCATTTGTAACCTCTGAAACTACTGGAGGAGCTCGCACAGAAAAAATGGTTATAAAGGCTAGTGGTAAAATAGGTATTGGAGTTTCTACACCTACCTCTTTCTTGCACCTAAAAGCGGGTAGCGCAACAGCTAACACAGCTCCACTAAAACTTACTTCAGGCCCTCTTCTAACCACTCCAGAAGCAGGAGCCATAGAGTTTTTGACGGATGCTTTTTATGCAACTACCACTACAGGAGCAGCTAGGAAAACTCTTGCCTTCCTTGAGTCTCCTACTTTTACTGGACCAGTAACTGCTGACTCTTTTATCCCTAATTCAGCCACTATCCCTACTAATGGGATGTACTCTCGTACAACCAATACCTTAAATCTCTCTACTAACTCTGCACAACGATTTGAGATTGGTTCAACAGGTAATGTTGGTATAGGAGTAAGCTCAGCAGTTTCACAAAGACTTCTATTAAGTGGGAGTGTAACAGGTGCTACTACAGCCTATGGGATGTATATTAGCCCTACTATAAGATCTGATGTAACTGCCCAAACCTATTTATTTCGTACAGCTCATGTTGTTGAAGATGCAGTTTTTACATTACCTGTTTTATATAATTATGCAGCAGGTCAAGGTACATTTGGGGCATCTGCTACTGTTACTTCTCAGTATGGTTTTGCTGCCATATCTTCAATGGTAGGCGCTACCAATAACTATGGGTTTAGTGGTAGTTTATCAGCTGCTGCGGGCCGATATAACCTTTATATGTCAGGTAGTGCTGCTAACTATTTGGCAGGTGCAACTACCATAGCCAACACCCTTATCTTAGATAAAGCTAATACCACTGGTATTAAAGTAGACTCAATAACTCCTACCTATCCTTGGCGCGATCTTATTGGTAATATCAATGTAGATGCTGCAGAGGCTAATGCTCCTACTCTCTCTGCCTTTATGGGGGGCAGTGTTAGACGATGGGCATTTTCTGCCACTGACAAAGCAGATATAGAGTTTCATTTACCTCATGATTATGCAATGGGTACTGATCTCTATATTCATTATCATTGGTCCCATAATGGTACTGCTATCTCTGGCAATATTGTAGCTACATTTGCATATACCTATGCCAAAGGCCATAATCAAGCTACCTTCTCTGCTGAAAAAACTATTACCTCTACCTACAATACTGTAAATATAGCAACAACCCCTCGTTATCAACATCGTTTAGAAGAAGTGCAATTATCCTCTGCAGGTGGTTCAGCCACCCTCTTAGATACTGCTTTATTAGAACCAGATGGTATATTAGGTGTAAACTTCACAATGACTACCATACCTACTATAACTGGTGGTACTCCTAATGAGCCTTTTATCTTATTTATTGATATTCACTACCAATCAACCTCTCTTGGAACTAAAGCTAAATCTGGACCTACTTTCTGGACTTAATTAATGAAACTACTATTTGAACTAGAACACACCTTTCTCTCCTTGTTAATGTTAGCTATAGGCTGGAGCTTGGGTTATCCCCTTTTATTTGTCTGGGCCTCTGCTATCTTCTTTATAGGTAGAGAACATGCTCAAGCCGAATATAGATATATAGAACACTACTCTTCTGGTCTTAGAGCTAATATGCCTTGGTGGGCTACCTTAACTAAAAGATCTTGGGATTTCCACAGTCTCTTCTATAACCTCTTCCTTCCTATTTACCTTTCCACTATCTCATCTCTATTATTATGATAACTTATACCTACTCCATCAAAGAACTACAACGTAATGCAGAAGGAATAATTATATTCGCCTGCTATACTATAACAGCTGATGATGGTGTTAATAGTAACACCCCTATCTTTCATACTGCCTTTGCTCCACCTAAATCTAATATTATCCCTTTTGAAGAGTTAAATGAGGAGAGAGTAGTAAACTGGATTAAAGGAATGTTTACTGTGGTAGATGATGACGGCAATCCCTCAAACACTAATGAAGAGCAGGCCCTAGGTGAGTTAGAGGCATATATCCAACGTGCTCAAGTTCAAACTGGCCTACCCTGGTAATAATGAACTTAACCCCAAACCACTGGTCTTACCTACTTTAACAACTAGTATAAGGTTACTAGACAAATACATGGAGATAGTAACCTATAGTTAATAGACAAAAAGGGAAAAGGCCCTATGGAGCTATTATCTTTATACCCCCTAGAGGATTATAATGTGAATATGAATGAGGAAGATAGACGTTCTGGACAAGTAGATAGGCGTAGTGATGGATATCACAGATTAACCGAGGAGTTGGAAAGAAGGGTGGCTTATCTAGAAGCATTTCAAATAGATACAACCAAAAAGATAGTTACTTTAGTTGATGGATTGAATGAGCTAAATATTACTTTAGCCAAGCTAACTACCTCAATAAACATTGCCATCAAAACAGTGTTGTTAGGTGCTGCATTTGCAACCACCTCCTTGGCAGGACTCTGGGGTTATCATACCTTCATTACCTCTCAAATCCATGAGACAGCCTCTGATATTCAACAGTTTGAACAACATAATAGGAATCCCTAATGGAAATCATAGATCAAGTAATTAGCATAACCAATAATCTCCAGGTTCTTATGACTTCTCTAGGGGCTTTGATGCTCTCAGTATCTGGTGGAGCCGCTTGGCTATCAGCAGTATTACCAGTACCTGAGGGAGAGGGTGTATACTCTATTATTCATAAGTACATAAATATTGTAGGTGGTAATGTAGGTAAAGCCAAGAATGCTGTAGAGTAATCTAAATGAAAGTATATTATATCATAGCAAATAGAGGTAAACTTTATACTAAAGGCTCCTTCAATAAACATAAATTAGAAATGATGTTTAAAGGGTATAAGATATATGAATGTGACATATCTGAGTTTAGGGGTCATCTTTTAAGTTCAGAGTATATTGACTAAGGAATAAAATGCAAGATAAAGAGTATCTTATTTATTGCCACACATCACCTTCAGGTAAGAAGTATATTGGGCAAACTAATAATTACAATAGAAGGTGTACTCAGCATAAGAACCCAAATCGTAAGAAGCTTTTTGCATTCCATAACGCTATAAATAAGTACGGGTGGGACTCTTTTAAGCACGAAATATTAAAGGATAATCTAACAACAGATGAGGCAAATAATCTAGAAGAGTACTTTATTAAGGAATATAATACTTTAGCACCTAATGGGTATAATCTTCAAACAGGTGGAAAGAATTCAAAGCCCTCAATAGAAACTAGATTAAAAATATCCAATAATTGTAAGCAAAAAGGATTGCCAAAAGAACTAAATCATAGGTATGGTAGTAAGCACTCTGAAGAGACAAAACAAAAAATGCGTGATTCATTTATAAATAGATTCCAAAATGGATCTAAATTGTTTATAGTTACTACACCAACCGGAGAGGTTATAGAATTATTTGGTGGTTTAAACAAATACTGCAAAGACAATAACTTAGATAATAGTACTATGTTACGAGTAGCAAATGGGCTCTATAAGATGCATAAAGGTTATAAATGTAGTAGAGGTGAGATATGGGTATAATACAGATACCTTATTGCTTTGAACCTCGTACCTATCAACGTGAATTGATGACTGCTAGAGACTCAGGGTTTAAAAGGCTAATTGCCATATACCACAGAAGGGCAGGAAAGGACAAGACAATGTTTAATTTGACTGTCAAAGAAGCTCTTAAGAGGAAAGGGGTATATTACTACTTCTTCCCTGAGTATGCCCAAGGTAGACGGGTAATTTGGGATGGGATTGATGGTGGGGGTTTTAAGTTCTTAGATCATATTCCAGAGCCTCTAGTCCAAAGTAAAAATAGTACCGACATGAAGATAGTATTAACTAATGGAAGTGTCATTCAAATCATGGGTACTGATAAGTTTGATAAGGTACGTGGATCTAATCCAGTTGGTTGTGTATTCTCTGAGTTTGCTTTCCAAAACCCTAAGGCATGGAATATTATCAGGCCTATCTTAGTAGAGAATAATGGTTGGGCTGCTTTCAACTCCTCTACAAACGGCAAGAACCATTTCTACGATCTAACCCAAATGGCTATCAAAAATCAAAATTGGTTTGTACAGAACTATAATGTTCTAGAAACCTTTGATGAGCAGGGTAATAGGTATGTATCCGATGAGATGATTCAGGAAGAAAGGGACTCTGGAATGAGTGAAGAGTTGATACAACAAGAATACTATAACTCTTGGACTGCTAATGCTCAAGGCTTCTACTATCTCTCTCACATTGAAGAACTAGAGAAGAATGGCCAGATAGGGAAAGTACTTCATGATCCTTCAGCCCCTGTAGAAACTTGGTGGGATATAGGTTGTGGAGATGCTACCTCAATCTGGTTCACTCAGGTTATGGGTAAGGAGATCCATGTAGTAGATTACTATACCGCATGTAACAAAGGGATAGAGCATTATGCCAAAGTCCTACAATCTAAGAATTATGTCTACAAGACTCACAACTTTCCTCATGACATTGTTAATATAGAGTTTGGTAGTGGCAGAACCCGATATGAAGTAGCTGAAGAGTTATTTAAAGGCACTAGATTGAATGTGCTATCTAAACTGCCAGTATCTGAAGGGATAAATGCAGTGAGAATGATCTTACCTCAATGTCACTTTGATAAGGTTAAGTGCTCTACAGGTCTAGATGCTCTCCGTAATTATACCAAAGTTTGGGATGAGAAAGGGCAAATGTTTAAGGACCAACCAAATCATAATTGGGCAAGTGATGGGGCAGATGCTTTCAGATACTTAGCTATCGGTATATCAATGCCTAAATCCAGATCTTATCGCAGTGATTTCCTTAAGGATAAGATTAAAACCTTACATACGAAGAATTGGAGGGTGGCCTAAGGGAACTTACTCTAACTTATTGTACTCTAACTTTATTTTGAGATACCTTATAATATATGTTGATACTGACTAAAGCTTGTACTTGTTGTGGTGAAGAAAAGGAATTTACAGAGTTCACAAGAAATAAGGGAAGTAAGTGGGGCTTTCATAATAAGTGTAAGGCTTGTTGTGCTAAACGAGTAAAAACATACTACAAAAATAATCCTAGTAAGAAATCAGAAAGTTGCAAAAAGTATTACTCCAACAATCACAGTGAATGTAGAGAGAGGCAAAAAGAGTATAGAAAGAATAATTGGGAAGATCTTAGGCCAAAGCATGTTGCAATGTGGTCTAAGAGACGAGCCAGTAAGCTAGAAAGAACTCCATCTTGGCTATCTAAATCTGATTTAAAGCAAATAGAGGCTTTATATAAGCTATCTAATAGGTTATCTAATTGCTTAGGGATAAAATTTCATGTAGATCATATCATACCATTACAAGGTAAGTTTGTGTCTGGTCTACATATACCAAACAATCTGCGAGTAATTCCCGCAATTATAAACTTACAAAAGGGTAACAAATGAGTAATCTTCAGGTTGTAGTCGATAGAGATTTAGCAAATAGGACTTGGATGAGGTATATGCTTGCACTTCGGCGTGGGCATCAATCTTACCAGCAACAAGCTAAGATTAATGAGAATTTTTATTTGGGTGGCGGAAGGCAATGGACTGACCAAGATAAACAAACCTTAGAAGCTATGGGTCGACCAGTACTAGAAGAAAACATTATCTTCTCTACAGTCAATACCATTATAGGCTACCAAACCCAATCCAGGATGGATGTGTCTTACAAGCCTAGAGAGCAAGATGATCAAGGTATATCAGATATACTCTCCAAGATTACCATGTTCGTTACAGATCAAAATAAGTTTCCATGGAAAGAAAGTCAAGTCTTTAGCGATGGTTTAATCCAACAACGAGGATACTTTGAGGTCAAAATGGATTTCAATGAGAATGTATATGGTGATATTGCTATAGAAACATTAGACCCGCTAGATGTATTGCCAGACCCAGACTCTAAATCCTATGACCCAGACGACTGGGCTGATGTAATGGTAACTAGCTGGATGACCTTCGATGACATTAAGGAAACCTATGGCCTTAAGAAGTGGAGAGAAATAGAAAACAATATCTCTGCAGAAGCTGACTTTGGTAGAGGTTCGTTGGAAGAAGAGAGGAACAAATTTGGTACTACCAATAACTACTCTGCCTTCTATACAGACTCTAATGATATACAACATGCTCGACTAGTAAACAGACAATTCTGGAAGGTACAAAACAGGGATTTCTACTTTGATCCAGCTGCAGGTGATCTTTATCCTGTACCTGATGATATGAAGCCTAAAGATCGCCTTAAGTTTGCTAAGGATAATAGTTATGAAATCATTAAGAAAGTTACTAAACGTATCCGCTGGACTGTATCTACTAGGGACGTTGTTCTCTTTGATGAGTGGAGCCCTTACGATCATTTTACTATTGTCCCTTACTTTCCATATTTTAGAAGAGGTGTTACGCTAGGTATAGTTGATAACCTCATCAAAACACAGGAGATGTTGAATAAGGTTTACTCTCAGATTCTACATGTAGTAAACACTACTGCCAACTCTGGATGGATTGTAGAGGAGAATAGTCTCGTAAACATGGATACTGAAGATCTAGTAGATGTTGGATCACAAACAGGGTTGGTATTAGAGCATCGTAAAGGATCAGCTCCTCCAGCTAAGATTGAACCTAATCAAGTCCCTACGGGTCTAAAGGATCTAGTAACATCAGGAATAGATCTGATTAGATTAATATCAGGTGTATCTGAAACCTTCCAAGGTGGTAAAGGTCCTGAAGTATCTGGTACAGCTATTCAATCTAGGGTACATCAATCAGCCATTCAATTAGCAGCTCCTATAGATAACCTCTTTAGAACTCGTAATATGATTGCTGAGAGAATCCTTAAATTGATACAGGGATTCTATACACAAGAACGTACCTTCATGATTACAGGTATAGATGAGAATGGTAAACCTGTACCACATGCAGTTAAGATTAACCAAGAGGATCAAAGTACAGAAGATCCTACTCTCATCAACGATGTTAGTATAGGTAAGTATGATGTAGTTATTGCAGATGTACCAACTCAAATCACCTTCCAAAATGCTCAGTTTGCTCAAGCAGTTGAACTAAGGAAGTATGGAGTAATGATACCTGATGCTGAGATGATAAGAATGTCTACTCTCTCACGTAAGAATGAGATAGCTAAACAACTGGAGAATGCTCCAGATCAAGAAACTATAGACGCACAAAAAGAGCAACTACAATTAACTGTAGAAACTATGAAGGCTACTATAGAAGAGATGGAAGGTAAAACAAAAGAAAAGGATGCTGAAACTTTAAAACAAGTTGCTGACGTTGCAGTATTGATTGCTGCTAATCCTAGATTAGCCCCTATATTGGATGCACTCATGGCTACAATAGAGAACCCCAAAGAGGAACAAGGCGAAGGCGCAAATGAAATGCCTCTCTCTCCTCCCCAAGTTCAAGGGCAACAACCACAACTAGGTATGATGTAAACCCCGATTACATGGATGTAATTAACCCCGCACCTCTCAAGCGTTATTGAGTGTTTCCGTTATTAACGATAAAGGCTAAAAATGAGCATTGAAGAAGAAGTAGTAGATCGTGGTGATTTCTTTGAAGGATCTGACGAAGATGAAGTTGAAGAGTTGGATGGTGAAGAGGAAAGTGAAGATGAGGATTCCGATGAGGATGATTCCTCTGATGGTGAAGCTGAAGGTGACGACGAGGATTATGAAGAAGAGGAAGAAGTAGCTCCACCTAAAAAGGAACCTCGAATACCTAAATCACGATTTGATGAAATAAACAATAGGATGAAGGAGGCAAATGAAAGGAATCTGTGGTTAGAAGAGCAGCTAGAGAAACTAATTAATAACTCTCAGCAACAACAGCAACGCGCTGAACCTAAAGCCCCTGAAGTACCTAAGTATGATTATGATGCTGCTGAAGAGGAGTATATTAATCTTATTATTGGTGGTGATATAACTAAAGCCACTAAACTTCGCAATGAAATTAATGCCTTTCATCAAAAAGATTTACAAGAGATGATTAGTGGTATTAAGAGTGAGGCATCTGATAATGCTAAATCCCAGAGCTCTCAACTCTTAGAGAAAGAAAGATTTGAAAGTTCTATTAATAACATGGAAGCTAAATACCCCTTCCTTAACCATAAGGCTAAAGCCTACAATGAAGAGGCTGTAGAAACTGTTAATACTCTATTGGCAGGTTATCTAGCAGCTGGTAAGGGTAAGGTAGAATCACTACAACTAGCCATCAAGAAAGTATTACCTCTCTATGAAAAGAAAGAGGGTACTAAAGTTAGCTTAGGTGATCAACGTAAGACTGAAGCAGGAAAGAAAGCTGCCTTAGCATCTAAACAGCAACCTACCAAACAGAAGATTACTACTCGTACCTCTGACATGGGTAAGGTAAATGTTAATACAATGAGTGATAGGGACTTCAGTAAACTCACAGCTAAAGAGAAAAGTATTCTTAGAGGTGATTAATTCGCTCTGGTGATCCTGGAGCTGCCGTTGGGTCCGGCATTATAATAGACCCACCAAATTATTGATCCTTAGTGTAATGGTAACACATCTCCCTTTGACGGAGCTATTAGGTGTTCGAGTCACCTAGGATCTGCCAGTTTAACTTTCGTATACCCTAGCGATAACAGGGTCGGCAAATAGTTCCGAAATACTATGGAGATAAAAGGTTGTGCTATGTAAGATATGTAATGAAGATAAGGATCTCTCTAATTTTTATAAATATGAAGGAACTGATAAATATAAGTCTGGTTGCAAACAGTGTAGATATTTAAAGGATAGAGAGTATATTATAAATAATAGAGTTAAGAAAAAAGAATATGATAACAGATATTATTTATCTCATATATCAGATTCAACTTATAAAAGTAATATAAGATGTTGTATGAAAATAAATGCAACACCGCCTTGGCTTACTGATGAACAAAAGAAGGATATAAAAAATCTCTATTTTGAATGTAAGATTATTTCAGATACTACAGGAGTTAAACATCACATAGATCACATAATACCCTTAAATAACGAACTTGTTTGTGGCTTGCACGTACCTTGGAATTTACAGATACTAACTGCAAAAGACAATCTAATAAAATCAAACATAATATAAATAGGAACCTAAAATGGCATTAACTAATTTTGCTGCATTAACAGCCGATCAAAAAATGGTATGGTCAAAAGACCTTTGGCAAGCAGCTCGTGACTTGACTTTCATCAATAAATTTACTGGTGGGTCAGATGCAGTCATTCAAAGAATTACAGAGTTAACAAAAACAGAACGTGGTGAATTAGTTATCATGCATCTGTTAGCCGACTTAGTTGATGATGGTGTCATCGGAGACAATGAAAGAGAAGGCAATGAAGAAGAAATGATGACCTACAACCAAAAGATCACTATTGATTTGATCAGTCATGGTGTACGTCAAAAAGGTAAATTAGCAGAACAAAAGACAGTTGTAAACTTCAGAGAAAATGCTAAAGATCGTTTGGCATATTGGTTAGCTAACAGAATGGATCAATTGGCATTCCTTACCCTCTCAGGTATTTCTTATGCTTACGCTAACAATGGTGCTGCTCGTACCTCAGGTGCATTCTCTACTTTAGCCTTTGCTGCTAATGTAACTGCCCCTTCTGCTAAACGTGGATTGGTATGGTCAGGTGCTAAATTGTATACAGCAGCTATGGGTAAAACCAATGCTGACTTAGCAGCAACTGATACTCTCACCTACAAAGCTGTAGTTGATTTAGTTGTTTATGCTAAAACTCATTACGTCAAACCTTTGAATGTTGGTGGCAAAGAATACTATGTTTGCTTCATTCGTCCAGAAGGTTTAGCTCAACTCAAAAAAGATGATAACTATCAACGTGCTGTTACCAACTTAGCATTGAAAGATGGTACTAACTCACCTTGGTTCACTGGTGGTATCGTAACTATTGATGGCTTGGTATTCCATGAACATCGTTTAGTGTATAATACTTTAGGTGCTACTACTAAATGGGGTGCAGGCGGTTTGGTTGATGGTTCTAGATTATTGTTATGTGGTGCTCAAGCCCTTGGTTTCGCTGACTTGGGTGCTCCTGAATGGTCAGAAAAATGGTTCAACTATGATTCTTCTCCTGGTGTAAACATTGATAAAATGTTCGGTTTCTTGAAACCTGTATTTTACTCTATCTATGATAAATCTACTGAAGACTTTGGTGTAATTACCTGCGACTTCAGTATCTAATAAACAACACCCCTCACGCTGCCCACTCCTAAACACTGGGTCAAGCACAGCGCACCATGAGGGGTTACTTTTTATAGAGATATAATATGGCAATAAAACCTGCTAAAAAATCGTTCCCTCCTGCTAAACCTAAGGTTCCAGCAAAGGGCAAAAAAATGTGTATCCAATTCGGAGAATAAAGAATGGCAATTAAATTAAATACAGATCGTCAGGAAGTAATTACTGCACGAGTTTCTTGGACCTTTGGTTCTGGTAAAGATGTAGCTGCTCAAGGTGCCTACCCTGCTATCCAAGTACCTGAAGGTGCAATCATCTTAGGTGGTCACTTATATGTTGACGGTGCAACTACTGCATCAACCACTGTAGCTATTGGTGACTCAGGCGCAGCTACTCGTTACTTAGGTGCTACTGCAGTAGATGCAACTGGTCTGACTGCCTTAGTCCCCACAGGTTACAAGTATACTGCTCAAAGTAATGTGTTAGTTACTGTCGCTGGTGCTACCCCTGCTGCTGCTGGTACTGCTGAATTAATTATTAGATACTTAAAAGTTAATCGCACAGAATTCTCACAAGGTTAATAACATGGCTATTACTAAAAAATCTAGTCGTCAAGAACAGGTAGTGGCCTACAACATTATTAATGCTGTAGATTTCGCTACTACTCCTGTAGGCACTTCTACTGATGTTACTGCTCATGCAATTGAATTACCTGAAGGTTCTATTATTACCTCAGGTGATCTGATTGTTACTACCCCCTTCAATACAGAAGGTGTAAGATCTAATGGTACTCTAACAGTCTCATCTACCTTTGCTGTCTCAGCCAATGAAACAGTAACCATAGGTACTGAAGTCTACACTTTCAAAACTACCTTATCTGGTACCCCTACTCCTTATGAAGTAGTTATTGGTGCTAGTGATGATGTAGCTCTCACCAACTTGGCAGCTGCTATCAATGGTAGTGCAGGTGCTGGTACTCTCTATGGTACTGGAACTCCTGTAAACTCTAAGGTATCTGCAGTTCATGTTGCTGGCTCTCATACCCTTAAGGTAACTTCTTTGGTAGCATCTACTGCTAATGATACCCTAGGTACTACAGAAACTATGGCTGTAGGCGCATGGGGTGCTACTACTCTAGTAGATTATGTAGTTCCTGCTGATACCATTGCAGTTAAAATAGGATCTACTACCTATCTCGCTGCTACCACTGTAGATGCTTTAGGTCGTACTGCTCTTACTCCAACTGGTGTAGCCACTACCTCCAAAACTTATGTTGATGTAGTTTGGGATGCAGTTTCTACTTCTACTGTAGCTCCTACAGCTGGTACATTCATTCTGGAAATTCAATACTATGTAAAAAATAGAGCACAGTTCTCAGAAGGCTAAACCACATTAACCCTATAGTCCCATTAGTAATAGTAGGATTATAGGGTTTTTTCAATTATAGGAAACACATGAATATAAAAATGCCATATCTAATTGCTCTCTGCTTTGAGGCTAGAACTAAAGCTCACATGGCTCATCTACAAACTAAGAGTTATGCTACTCACAAAGCTTTAAATGAGTACTATGATGGTATTGTAGGCATAGCTGATTCATTAGCAGAAGCCTTTCAGGGAAGAGAAGGAATAATCACTGTTTATCCACTAGTCCACTTGGATGCAAAGAATCCTATTAAACTAGTAGAAGAGGTAAGATCTTGGGTAGATGAGAATAGAAAGGCTTGTTCCACCTACTCAGAGATACAAAACATTATTGATGAACTACAAGATCTCAATAACTCAACTATTTATAAACTAAAGAATCTATCATAACTATGGAATACAAAAACTTTAAAAGCGCTGGTGGAGAATTTATCCATGTACAATCTCTCACAGGCCATTCAGTAGTATTAGGTAAAGAATTTAGAGAAGTACCTGATATTCTATGGTCACAGGCATATGCACTCGGAGCTGTATCAGAGGACATGCAAGTGACTTCAGTTAAAAATCATATAGAAGAAAAGAGATTAGAAATGCTGGCTAAGGAAGCTGAAGAGCGTGCTGATATCAAGGAGAAGATGCAAGTGGCTTATCAGAACCCTGCAATCTATTTAGATGCTAAGGGTAAATTGATACAACGTAAAATCATTTCTCTATTAAAAGCAACAATCAAAAGAGACCTTATGGATGAGATATGGGCAGAAATCGTTACTGAGAATGAGAGCAAATAATGAATACAGAACAATTGGTATCTCATCTACGAACTAATATACTAGATGATAATGGAGGAAATGGAGCAGACTGGGAGTCCTTTGAAGATGATGATGCAGGTTCTATTCAGTTAAGATGGGGAAATGAAGAGTTAGTTAATAATATTAATGAAGCTATTAATGTAGTTTATAGGCGTACTACTCCCGTTAAGGATATAGGAACTATAGCTGTAACAGCTCCTACCAGAACCTATGCTTTACCTATATACTGTTTAGAGGTAGAGTTAGTTAAGTTATCTAATGGTAAAGCTCTAGGTAAAACGGATATGGATTCCCTCTGGAATAACCAAGCCTTCTTTACGGATATAGCAGAGCCTAGATTCTACATGCCTGATATGGAAGCTAATTCTATATCTCTCTATCCTATTCCTAAAGAGAATGATACCCTAACCTACATGTACTATCGTTTACCCAAGACCCAATTATCTTGGAATAATCCCACAGGTAATCCAGAGTTGAGGGTAGAGTTTCATTTACCAATGTTGTTCTATGCTGCTCATTTGTGTTATATGAAAGATGAGGCTAATACCCTAGATCCTAAAAGGGCTGGTACATATCTAGCTTTGTTTGATCAAGAGTTTCCATTTCTGTCAGCCTATGGCACAATGAGAAAATCTAAGACAGCTAATAGAGCCATTAATTATGGTGGTATCTCTCAACCTAGTTATGGTCGTAGAACAGGTTTAAATTCAGGCTCTAATCAAAACTCAGGATATTAAGATGGCTAAGACTGTACGTAAACAAAAGACTTTTAAACCTAAGAAGCCTAAGCTACCACCACCTTCCCTACCTAAACTTGGTCAGTACAATACTGGTGATGGAGGTTACTAATGTCAATGCATCCCAAGGTAGTAACCTTCGATAAATGGAAGGGTATTAATACTACCAACTCAGCTCAGACAACACCAGATGATTACCTTAAAGCAGCCATAAATGTTGACGTAGATAAGACTGGTAACGTACAAAAGAGACACGGCTATACTCTATTGACTACAGGTAATATCAGTGCGCTATGGGCCTCTACCTCAGGCTTAGGGTGCTATGCAGTGGTTGATGGAGAATTGGTTCAGGTCTATTCAGATTACTCCTTTTCCTCTCCATTACTCACCTTACCCTCAGGTTCCCCTCTCTCCTTTGAAGAGGTAGATGATAAGATCTACTTTTCTACTCTAGGCTATACTGGTATCATAGATAATGGTCTTCTAAAGACTTGGGGTATAACTAAAACCCAAGGTACTTTAGGCCTATCAATCACTTCAGGCAACTTGGATGCTGGAGATTACCAGATCAATCACACCTTTGTTAATATAGATGGGATAGAGTCTGGTTGTAGCGAATCTCAAATTATTACTCTATCCACTTCCTCCTCAGGAATCACAGCAAGCTTTGCTAATGTAATAGATCCGAGTATTGCTTATGCACGAATATATTGTTCTACTCAAGATGGTAGGGTATTGTATTACTCTGGTATATGCCTCCCTAACTCCTCTTTTACTATTTCTTCTGCTTCCAATCTATCTAATCCATTAAGAACCTTTAATTTAGATAAAGCCCCCTCAGGTCAAATAGTTCGTTATCAAAACGGTAGGATCTATGTAGCCCAAGATAATATCTTATGGTACTCAGAGAAATATCAATATCAACACTTCAATTTAGCAGAGAACTATATAGAATTTCCTACTAGAATCAAAGAGGTAATGCCTTTAGAGTCTGGAGTGTGGATAGGCTCTGATAAACTCTACTTTCTCTCTGGAACTGATCCTAAGAGTTTTACTAGAATAACTAAAGATGTTGCAGAGGTAGTAGAAGGTACGGGAACTAAAGTGCCTGGAATATACTCTATACAACCTATGATGAACAGTGAATACTATTGGTTAGTAACTACCAACCTAGGTATTTATGCTTTAAAGGAACAAGGCTCCTTAATAAACCAAACTCTCCCTAATGTAGAATTAGAAAACTCAAACTCTGGAAATGGATTGTTTCTAAGGGCTAATGGTATTAATCAATACCTTTCAATGTTGAAATCAAATAGCACTCCTAACAATCAAGTTGTAGGAGATCTGGTGGAAACAACAATCGTCCGTAATGGCATTATAATTAAATAGGAAAACAAATGAACGAAATAGAACTTAAAATTGGTGGTGTCTTTGCTTACGAACAAATTAGAGATGGTGAAGTTATTGATACTTGGCAAGAGAAAAATATAGTTGTTAATGAAGGCTTGAATTATACCCTAGACTCTGCATTCTCTGCAGGTTCACCCATTACCTCTTGGTATATTGGTCTCTTCAAAAATAACTACGCTCCTCAAGCATCTGATGTAGCTGCTACATTTCCTGGGGTTGGTGTAGCTAATGAAGCTACCTCTGAATACTCAGAATCTGCTAGGGTTGCATGGGTTGATGCTGGAGTTGTAAGTCAAGTGATTACTAATACTGCATCACCTGCTGTTTTCACTTTTGCTTCGCCTATTGCTATCTATGGTGCATTTCTAACTTCAGTATCAACTAAAGCATCTACTTCAGGTAAGTTAGCAGCTGCTTCTAAGTTTGCATCAGTAAGAAATATGCTGGCTGCTGATGTATTAAATGTAACCTATACCTTAACTATCTCTAGTATCTAATAATTATGATTGTACCTCCTGCTATCTCTTTTACTGGTGATCAATATACTGCTACCGCCCTTAAATCTAGGGCTATGCAGTTCTATCAGTTTGTTGCTAGGCAAGCTGAGATATCAGGAGTTCCATTTGTTTCTAGATCCTTACCACTGCCCGATGGTTCTTTGATTAAGATAAGTTCCTATAAAGAAGGAAACTATTCCCTTAGAACTGGCAATATATCAATCTTTGGTAATTATAGTTCTGTAAACCCAATCTTAGAACTATTAGTAACCTCTGTTGATGTGAGATCTTCGCCCATTCTTAAATTCTATAGATATGGTTCACTAAATATTCCAAATTATCTTACTAAACTAAATAGTATTTCAAATATACAAGAGTTTGAATTTTTATGGGGAGGTAATCAAATAAAGCCCAGATCTACTTATTGGGTAGACTCTCTATCAGAACCAACACAACTAGTTAATTGGTCTGCTAATATAATTTATAATAATAATAGAGAAGTTAGCAACACACTTCTGAGGGCACTTATTTGTTGTATTAAAAGTGGTAATACTATAATTATTGGAACAAGGATGTTTGAGGGTAAAGAGATTTGTTTTTTAGAAGTAATAACACCTAGAAAGGTTGTACTAGTATCTATAAATTTATCTATTATCTACCTTAATGTAACCTTTTGGGGATTTAAAAAAGATGGTATTACTCTATACTATACAGATGTAGTAAATGGAGATGAAGGCGGTATACAAACATTAAAGAAGATTATTTTTAGTGGGGATTATACTTCGCATACAACCACCACTCTATATACTGGAAATGAGGCTGTTACTCCATATGTAGAAGAGATTATAGAAACTCCTGACTATAGCCGATTATCATCTTCCTATGCAAAGCCTAAAGAATATATAACAAAAGTGGTCGTTACAAATAATAATGTAGTAGTAATTTTTAATAACTATTTTGTATCTAGTGTTGGGGAATCATTTACAACTTCTGTTTTAGAGGATGGGTATATAACTAGATATATAACTTCAAGTAGTACTACAAACAGGACTGGTAAGACTATCATAAAATCTTTAGATAGTTCAGACACCTTTACCACCATTAAGGAATACCCAATTCTATGGAACTCTGTACTTAACCAAACTTGGGTTTATTATGCTGATCCCGCAAAGACTGATACTCATACAGAATCTTGGTCATATGAAGAGGTAGCTATTAATGTACTTCACTCTGAATCAATTAAAAGAGTAGGGTCTGCCACCACAACAGATTTTACTATCTACCTAAAGCGTGTCCGTACTGGAGATGCTTACACCGTAACTTTAAATATAGAATATAATGGAATGAATACAGTTATTAGTACATCTACTATCTCTACTGTATTTATTGATGGTAGTATGGCCAACACATATAAAGATGGAGCAGACTCCCTATTGTCTTTTCAAATGGCACTGGATAATAGAACCTTTATATTTTGTTATACCTTTGGAGGTTCCCCAATGACAATACTAATAGATACCTCTAAACTAATTTTAACCCATAAATTTTATAACTATAGGGTTGATAGGGAAATCACTATCCCACTTAGTGTTACTCCACTGACGCTAACACTACTATAGCTCTATATACCCACTTAAACAATCTACAAAGGAAATACAATGGCTGGTTTACTACCCAATGAAGGCGAAAACTTAGTAGCTAATTTACTCTTCAAAAATACGAGTGTAGATAGAGGTACTAATTTAGATCTAGGTCTATTTACAAATACCACTGCCCCAGAAACTATAACTGCTGCCACTCTCACAGAACCTACAGGTGGTAGTTATGCACGTAAAACTTTAACAGACGCATCTTGGACTATTACTGCTGATGTGGCTTCCTATGCTGCTCAAGTATTTACAGCTACAGGTTCTGCTATGACTGGAAGTATCTATGGGTACTTTATAGTAACTAAGGGTACTACCCCCCGTATCATTGCAATTGAGGTTGATACTGCAGGCCCTTATACCCTAGCTCAAAACGACACCTATACCATCACCCCAAATATTACAGTAGCCTAATCCAATGAGTGTCAGTTATAGATATTACCGATTAAAAAGCATATCTGGGCTGACAGATATACTTAATTTATCTGAATTTCAAATTGTAAATGCAGGGACTCGTATTGCGGGTGCCACACCTACAGCGAGTAGTGCTCCAACCGGTACTGTAGATAGTTTGAATGATGGTGGTCTATTTTCAGGGTGCACTTGGGGTTTATCAGTAGCACAAGATCCATCATTTTGGTATAAACTAGATTTTGGGTCTAATACTACTGCAACAGGTTTTAAATTATCCCCCATGAATTTTTCAGGGCGGTATCCCACGGGCTTTGTAGTAGAGGGGTCGTCTGATAACGCTACATGGAAAACACTTTGTACAGTATCGGGTGCAACTTATCCAGGTGACTATACCTTATCACAAGAATATACATTAACTGACCCCACCGACCCTTATGGTGCGAATGTAAGCCTGTTACTGCACTGTGATGGAACTAATGGGTCTACCACTTTTACAGATAATTCCAATGCAGGATATACCGTTACGCCTATTGGCAATGCCTCAATATCAACGGCGCAAAGTAAATTTGGAGGGGCTAGTGCATATTTTGATGGTAATGGTGATTATTTAAAACTAAATGGGGAAAGTGCATTTACCTTTGGTACAGGTGATTTTACGATTGAAGCTTTCATTCGCAGAGATGCTGTGGGAAGTTATGCATTCATATTTTCTGGTACGCCACTTGGTACTACAGGATATTACATAAACCTGTTAGTAGATTCATCAGATGTTCTTAGGTTTTCGACTAATGGGAGCGCAACCATTATTGGAAGTACACCTTTAGTCGCAAACGTCTGGTATCATGTTGCAGCATCCAGGTCGTCTGGCAATACAAAATTGTTCCTGAATGGCTCACAAGAAGGGAGTACCTATACCGACGGTAATAATTATTTAAGCGTCGGTACTAACAGACCGATTATTGGCAACCTTGGAAGCGATCCTACACCTAACTGGGGATCTGGCTATTACATAGACGAATTTAGAATCACCAAGGGGGTCGGACGTTACGTAACCAGTTTCACCCCGCCCACAGCAGCTTTCCCTGATCCAGCCCCCCTAAATTTTTGTGCAGTAGCTCCAACAGGGGTTTCAACAACCTCTCTAAATGGTACAACTTGGACTGCAAGAAGTTCCTTCCCAAATCTTGAGTTTATAGGAGGGATAGCTTGGAGTGGTTCAGTATTTTGTGTTCCAAGTGGGGCAGCTGATCTTGTTTACACTTCATCTGATGGTATTACCTGGACTGAAAGAACAATTCCAACAACTGGAGGATGGGTAACTAGTATAGCTTGGAATGGATCGGTATTTTGTATAGTTTATGGAGATTCAAATAAATCTGCAACTTCCCCAGATGGTATTACTTGGACACTTGGAACACTGCCTTCGGTAGACTGGTGGGCAATGATAGCCTGGAATGGATCTGTGTTTTGTACAGTACCAAAACTAGGAGCTGTAACAAATAAGGCTGCAACTTCCCCAGATGGTATAACCTGGACAGCAAGAACCCTACCTGCTTCAAGGGAATGGTCTGTTATAGCTGCTAAAGGATCTATGTTTGCTTTACCTGGAGCAGGATCTAATGTAGTAGCAACTTCCTCAGATGGTATTACTTGGACTGAAAGAACTCTACCAAGAAGTGATAATTGGCAAGCTATAGCTTCAAATGGTTCAGTATTTTGTGCACTTATTGCTGGATGGATACATGGAGCAATTTCAACAGATGGTATAACTTGGACTGAAACAACTTTTAGTACCAATGATATCTGGGGGGCTATCGCTTGGAATGGGGCAGTATTTTGTGCCTTAGCCATAAATTCAACTAGTGCCATGACCTCTCCTGATGGTATTACTTGGACAGATACAACATTACCTGGGTCTGGAAATTGGGCTATAGCTGCAGGTACTATAACTGAGCCTATACCATCTACAGAAAACTCCATAAATGGAAGTGTTACTTTAACTATAATACCTAGCTCTACTATAACTTTTCACTCTTTAGCTTTATCAATAGCAGGTAGTTCTTCTATAGTAGTTACACCTCATTCTACTATGATATTGGTATCATCACCTACTGTATATATTAGTATTAATGAAACATTCGCTCTATCTGGTAGTCTTCTATTTAAAGAAGTACATAACATATTTGAGAATATAAGATCTATAGATTCTAGTTCTGCTCCATCTATAACTAAAATATTAGTCTCAGAGTATCTCAGAGCACTAGATTCTCTTTTAAATTCTAGTACTCTGGTGATCTCTGAAAGCATAGGTGTCCTATCGACTCTATCAGGTATTATACACCAACTAGAATATATTGTAGAAACATTATCTTTTCTGGACTCCACCCAAACATCTGGGAGTGTACTAGGTACTATAATAGATGTAATAAGACTGGCAGACTCTGTAAGATATGGTTTGGCAGTAGGCATTTCAGAAGACTTGGGCCTCCAGGTTTTGCTAGATACCCTATTTAACATGGTAAACAGGGTCTTAGAGAACCTAGCAGTATTAGGAGAAGATGGTAGTACCTACATTCACATGGTATCTTTAGCAGATTCAGTTGCAATAGATCCTAGCATTCTCCATACCTCTATCTTCAATAATGCGTTATTAGATTCATTTATAATAAGTATACCTACTGCCTCTGGACAGGATACCTATTTAGCCTACCTCTTAAATACAGAAACCAACTCTGTCTCTACCTACACCAACTATTCTTTCAAGTGTTCTACTCTCTTTAATGGTAAATATCTATTAGGTAATTCATCAGGACTCTATGAGTATGGTGGTACTACAGATGCTGGAGAAGTGATAGAGGCTAGAGTAAAAACATTGGCCTACAACTTTGGTACATCAAACCTTAAACAAATACCTGATATGTATATTGGAGGGGTGGGATCAGATCAAATGATAGTGAAGGTGTCTGTAGATAATAAGGCATCAGTGTACTATAAAGTCTCCAACAAAATAAAGGATCTACATACTCAACGTGTCAAATTTGGTAAGGGATTAATAGGTAGGTACTTTCAATTTGAATTAATAACTAATTCTACAGATACTGATTTAGAGTCTATAGAATTCTACCCAATCGTTCTTCGTCGGAAATTATAATGGCCTTAAATAATGTAGATATCTCAGTAACTGTTCCTGATATAGATAGTTGGTTAACTACCCTTAATGGTTATGCATCTAATGCAATCACCCATGCTGAGAGTATAGCTAATAATTTAAACTACTTCTACTCTCCTTATTATCAGAGTGAAGTGGAGATGTTAGTTACTCCTTCCAACATAACTCTAACCTCTCCTAATGCGCCTGTAGCTCCCATATTAAATGTTGCTGCTAAAACTATACCTACCCTTTCACCATTTACTACACCTACAATTGCTATAGGGTCAGCGCCTACCTTTACCACTGCTCCACCTTCCATTAACTTTCCTAGTGTACCTGCGCCTCTTTCTTCTACCCTCCCAACTTTAGATTATATCATCCAAACTGACTTTAACTTCCCTGATGATTATACCTACGTCCTCCCCCCAGTTCCTAGCTTATATGATCTAAACTTACCTACCCCTGCTTCCATAGTCTTACCTATATTCTCCTTAGATTTCCCTACTTCCAATGGAATTAGAGTACCCGATATAACCTTTAACTTTAATGAGTCTGCTTACTCTGACCAATTATTGACAGATGTTAAAGACTTATTGATCTATAGGCTCCAAGGTTCTACTGGTCTACCTCCTGTGGTAGAAGCTGCAATATGGAATAGAGAGAGAGATAGAGAACAGACTGCCTCCCTACAATCTGAAAGAACTTTGTTAGTAGAGAGAAGTGGGGTAGGCTTTAGTAGACCTACAGGTTCTCAAATGTCTGCTTTAACTCAGGTAGTTCAAGAAACTCAATCCAAACTTATTGATTTGGGTAGAGAGATAATGATAAAGCAAGCTGAGTTAGAACAAGAGAACTTAAAGAACTCTATTCAGCAAGTCATTGCTTTAGAAGATGTATTGATCAGACAAAATAATAATGTTAATCAACGTAGTTTTGAGGTTGCTAAGTATACTCAAGATGTTGCCATAGAGATATTCAAGAGTCAAGTAACTCTCTTTACTGCTGAAGTAACTGCCTATCAAGCCTATGCTGCTGCCTTTAACTATAAGGTACAAGCTGAATTAGCAAAGATAGAGATCTTTAAGGCTGAAATAGATGCTCAAAGATTAATTAGTGAAGTAAATAAGAATACTATTTCTATGTACCTTGCTCAGATAGAAGGTGTTAAGACTGGTGCTGATATCTACAAGACCATTATAGACTCAGTTAAATCTAGGATAGATGCAGAACAACTTAAACTCCAAATCTTTAAGACTCAGGTTGAAGCATATGCTGAAGGTGTTAGAGCTAAAGCCTCTGAGTATACTATGTACTCAGAACAAATTAAAGGTGAACTAGGAAAGGTAGATGTTTATGATTCACAGGTTAAGGCATTCGCTACTAAAATCCAAGCTTACTCTGCTCAAAGTGATGTTGCAATCAAAACTGCTACTACTCAAGTTGATATAGAAGATTTATTTCTCAAGAAGTTTACGGCAGAGATGGATGGATATATCAAACAAGTTCAAACAGATCAGTTAATTTACCAGTCTGCAATAGATGTTTATAAAGGTGAAGCAGATATTTATATGAGTCAGATAGGATTTAATAAAGCATCTGCTGAAGTACTCTTGAAGGATATAGATAATACTATCCAACAAAACAAATATAAATCAGATATTGCCATAGAGAATGCTAAAGTAACCTTACAGTCTATGATAGCCTCTTATAACGCTACCCTAGAGGGCAGGAAAGCTGCTGGAAGCATGTATGCTCAAATAGGCTCTTCTGCTCTCCAAGCAATTAATGTATCTGCTCAAACTCAAGGTCAAGCTTCACTCTCTGCTTCTGAATCACATAGCTACGAAGGCATCTAAATGAGATTAGGAGACTCTAATTATAAAGATAAATACTATGGTTCATCAGTAAATGAAAACAACCAAACCGATGAGACGCCAGGATTAGGAATAGTATCTAGAAGTTATGGTGGCTCATCATACCAACAAAGTCCAGCCTGGGATACAAATCAGGGATCAACTGGTAGTAGAGAGCCTCTGGGATTACCTGGATGGAATGATAGACAACCCATCAATGGAGAGGATAATCCTGGCAAACCAAGTGTACTAAAGGGTATTGCTCCATCTCCAGTTTCAGTATCACCTACTTCTCCTATGGATGGGAGTACCAGTGATTACAGTGGGCTAGATGGAACTATACCCTCCTCATCAGACTCTAAACCCCTATCAACTAAAGATGTTAGTACTATGTCTCCCGAGGAGTATATTACCTTCTTATTCAGTAGAGATAGTATACATCATAACCCCTATATAGGAAAAGAATAATGGCTCTTGGCGATACACCCAATCAAACTAAAAAACCTAAGGACATAAAAGCTCCTGCCATTAATCAATTAAGGGCTGGTGGAGCTGGTGGTGATAGTACTGCTGCCTTAGGTTCTAATAACTTTAATGTACCCAAGCCACAAACGGTTGGTGATTTGGTTGGATCATCTGCAGATAACTTAGTACCTAAGTTTCCTACTCCCAATCAAACTGTAAGCTATCAACCTAATGCACCTTTACCTACAGGCCCTAAGCCACCTATGGTAGAGTTTAATACTCAAAGAATAGATGCAGTAAAGAATGAGATTAACTCTGGTCTACAATCAATTAATAAGCTAATGGATACAGCAGGTACAAATCCTAAACCTGCAGGTGCTCCTACCCTTGGTAATTACCCCACAGGTTCTAACAATGGTATGTTGAATAAGTCAGGACAGCCTATTGCTGCTGTATCTCCGACACCTACCATCCCTGCTTTACCTACTACTGAAACTATTAATACTAGAGGTGGTCCTGTTACTAGACCTATAGAAGCTGATAGAACAGCTACTCGTGGATCTAATCCTGGCTTAACAACTTTAGATAGGCCTACCTTAGCTTCTAACATTAATCCTGTAACACCTTTAACTCCTGAGCCTACTACCTCACCAATAGCTCTTCTTAGTGCTAATGGGACTCCTATTCGGGCAGGTACTGTAACCGCTGCTCAGAATACTATCTCCTCTACACCTACCCCTAACCTAGGTCAATTAGGTGGTGCTAGTTACATGACTAATAATAATGGGGTTAAAACATTAAATGTTGCAGGAGGTTCTATCTCTTCTTCCTCCCCTAACTTTGGTAATTCCTCACCTCAGAGATTAGCAGATTTAGATAAGACTATTGCCAATAATGCTGATCCTGAGAGAGCTAGGTTAAGGGCTGAGTCAGCAGCTATGGCAGATCAAAGATATAATGATGCCTATAGAGGTGGATTGACTAGAGCAGAATATGAGAATCCTAATTCAGCTAACAACTTAAGGTTAGCCATGTTAGACTCTCAATCTAGGGGGGATATGTCTGGATTCATAGCAAATAAGAAAGGTTGGTTAGAACAGTTAGGCAATGAGACTACTAAGAGGGGTCAAGATGTTACAGCAGAAGGTAATAAGCTTTCTACTCAATCTGCTAATGCCAAACTGGGTTATGATATATCTAAAGACGAAAGAAACTTTGGAGCTACTCAAACCAATAAACAAAATGATCAATCAATAGAAATTCAGAAAGCCCAATCTAATATTGATAAGAGTATTAATGAGCAATACAATAACCCTGCTAACATGGCTACCTCTTGGTCCCCTGCTCAGTCATTTGAGTTTGTTGCCTCACAGAATGGAAATCTAGGCGCTCACCTAGGTAAGATAGTAGGTCCACAAACAGCAGAAGGGATGAGAAGAGAACCTGATGTTAATAAGAGGGCACAGCGTCTTCAGGCCTTAGGTCTTTCTCCAGATCAAGTTAAACAACTATTAATGAGTTTACAACAATAGGATCGTAATGATTACTTTAGGCCAAAAAGCTGCACCCTCAAAAACTAAACTTGGAACTACTAGCGATATTGATAGCGCCGTTGCTAGTGCCTTCTCTACTCCTGTAACCACTCAAGATACCTCAAATCAATCTAGTGGGGTTGCAGGCGACTACGGTAGAAAGTTTCTGGCAGGTACTATTAATGAAGGTTCAGGGTTAATTGAACAAGGTGCTAAACTGGGAATAATTCCTAGATATACAGCTACCCAATGGCAAACTGAAGGTGCTCAAACCTCAGAGAAGATACTGAGCCACCTGTCTCCTGAACAGCAGAAAGTAGATGCCGTACCTACCTTTGATGACCAAGGCAATTTTACCATACCTTCTCTTAGAAAACTAGGTGGTCAGTTAGTTGAGTCTACTCCTGGTATTTTAGCTATGGCTGCTCCAGGTATGGGTATCTCTAAAGGGATGAAAGCTTTAGGAGTAGCTGATAAGACTGCTGGTGTGGTAGGTGCATATGCCTCAGGTGGTATTGAAGGATTGGAAGCAGGTTCTCAGAATGCATCTCAGTCTAGGCAGGAAGCTCTTAATGTTCCTATAGAAACCTATCGTACTAATCCAGAGTTCCAGAAGTCTGTAGCTAAACAAGATTCATTACTCCCATTAGAGCAAAGAGAAGAACTAGCCAAGAAGGATATGGCTGATCAAATTGCATCTGATGTGTACGGTAAGACTGTAGCTTCTACAGGGGCCTTAGGTATTATAACTGGTGGTGGTGCTTTAGGTAATATAATTAGAGAAGCTAATGATGCTACTGGCGGAGCTTTGACTAAAGGTTTTGGATCAGTCACTAAGAATCTAGTTAAGACCCTAGGTAAAGATGCCCTCTCTGAAATGGCTCAAGAAGCCCCACAATCTTATAATGAAACCCTTATCCAAAACTTAGCCAATAAGAAGTATGGAGATGCCTCTATAGATCCAATGAAAGGAGTTATCAACTCTGCGATAGAAGGTGGATTGGTAGGTGGGTTAAGTGGTGGTATGATGGGTGGGGTACATGCTGCCTCTTCTGTCTTTGGTCCTAGAGAAAAGAAAGAACTTCCTAAGATTACTAGTGATGCTATTGACATGAACACTGGTAAGCCTATAGTCAACAAAGATATTGCTAAACTTATCAATACCTATGATGCTTTACACTCTACTCAACCTGATACCTCCAACGAAGATTATCTGAAACAGGTTAATGCAATCCGTAATTCCTTAAATGAGAGGACCCATACCCCTGAGGGTAAAGTAGCTGATCATGTTAAGGTACAAGAAGCTGAAGCAGCTCTTAAACAAATTGATAATGCCCATAACCTTCTCTCTTCTATTCAACAACGAGAAGCTGCAAAGAACCAAACCAAAACTGATAGCAGTATCTTTCAACCTACCCATCTAACTACCACAGGTATTCCTGTTAAGAGTGTAGGTGGAGAAGATTATGTAGATGAAGCTGGTAATAAGATTACTAGACCTTTAGATATTATGAGGGGGTATGATGCTAATAAGGTAGGCACTAACTTTGAAGCTGATAGTAGTAAAGTAGAAACTCAGCCTGTGGTTGAACCTACAGCTCCAATAGAACCTATAGTAACTACAGAGCCTACCACTCTTAATCAAGACGAACTACATACAGACGGCCTCTCTCAATTACCTATTAGAGAATTAACTGATACCTCTAAACAAAGGTTGGTGGAAGTTGGTGTAGGTACTCATGAAGATTTTGGATTAACTAAACCTGAAGAGGTTGTAACTCCTGAAGCTCCTGTAACACCTGAAGCTCCTGTAGACAATAGAGCAATTAAAACCACTGGTCTTTCCTCTACCCAAGAAGCTAAAAAACAATTAACCTCTGCTTTCATTGAGGATAAAACTAATAAAGTAACCCTAAAGACTGGAGAAGAAGTACACTTAGTAAACCTACAGGATGATGAGAACAATGGATTGGTGGGTGCATTTGATGGTGAGGGAAACAGAATAGGTCTATTGTCTTATCGTTTAGATCAATATGATACCGAGCCTACAGTAAATGTAGACGAGAAGTGGAGAAGGAAAGGTGTCGCCTCAGCCCTCTATGATTTAGCAGAAGGCACTGGTGCTGTTATTCCTGGAGTAGATTCAGATACTACTAATCGTTCAGAGGATGGTGAAGCATTTAGGGTAGGTAGAGCTGCTAAGACTCAAGGTGCACCTGTCATAACCCAAGGTGGAGCTGTGCCTGAAGTTAAGGTAGAAGATAATAGGACTACTCTTTACCATGCTACTCCTGCTCAATTTGAGAATCTAGATGTATCTAAATCTACTGACTTTGGTATACACTTAGGTGATGAAGCAACTGCTAAATATATAGCTGAAACCTCTAACAAAAATAATATTGTATCTACCCAAATAGACACCTCCAACTTTGTAGAACTACCTGACCTAGATTCATGGCAGACTCCAGATATTATTAAAGCGCTGAAGGATAAGGTAATACCTACAGACAAAAAGGGGGTTGATTACTGGGAAGCTCAAAAGACTAAACTGGTTAATGCCTATCGTATTGCTAAAATGTCTTTAGATCCTAAAGGTAGGATTGCTAAGGTAAACCATGAGCTAGCTAAGACTCTAAGTATCTTAGGGGTTGATGGTATTAAATACATTAACAATAAAGAAGGACATGGTTCCCACTCTTACATTCTCCTTAAGAACCCCGAGTCAATTAAACAAGAGGGTAGAACTGAAAAGAATAGAGAGCCTGATGCCTTCGTTGTTCCAGAGGTTAAAGTAGAACCTAAGGTAACTAATGCTCAAAAGGTAGCTGCTGCTCAGAAAGAGAAAGTAACTAAACCTCGTAAACCTGCAACCACTCGTCAGCTTAAAGCAGAACTGAGTATAACAGAAGAACAAGAGATACAAGTAACCTATCTTAACTCCCACATCTCCTCTCTCATGGCTCAACTAGAAGCTGAGAAGGATAGTAGGAATGCAGGTGGTCCCCACAAGATTGATATGACTGCTATTGCTTCTGAGGTGGTACAAGCTACTTCCATCAGGGATGCTATATTAGCTGAGGCTGCTCCTAAAGCTACTAAGAAAGTTAGTAAACCTAGAACCAAAAAGACTGAAACTACCCCTAAGGGTAACTTAGATCTTAGAGCAGGAGAGGACAAACAAGCTCTCAATAAAGTAATTAATAACTTTAAGAACTCATTACCTGAAGGTGATACTTCCCATTTTGATAGCTTACTTAATAAAGTATCTAAAGACTCTGCCCTAAAGAATACTAAAGCAGAAATAGTGGTAGAAGCCGACCTAGAACCTTCACTCCAAGATTTAGCTAGTGTGATAGAGGATGAAGTAGAAGAAATAGTACCTGTCCTTGATACTAAGAAAGCTCAGGTGCATGAAGATGCTATTCTAGATTTGGAATATGCAATTAATACACAACGTGCTATCAATACTTCCAAGACTGCTACTCCCCAAGAGAAAGCTGAGGCTCGTGCTAAGATTGCAGAACTTAAAGCTCAATTGGTTACTATGAGTTCTACTCAAAGTCAAGGTGAAGTAGTGCCTACTCTCTCTGGAGATACCTTAACCTATGTAGATGAGAATGGTAATACTATCTCTGAGACTACTATAGATATGTTTGGTCATGAAGTGGTGGCCTATGACAAGAAAGGTGTGTTTGATGACTTTGTAGAGATGCTATCGGCCCATACAAACTCTAAGGTAGATATAATCTTCTTAACTTCTTTCTCCCCCACAGAACTAGCTGCTAATGGTATAACCACTCGATCTGCTTCAAATACAGTAGGTGGTATTCATGTAGAAGCCTCTAAGGATGCTATGGGTAGATTGGTTAAAGGTAGAGTTTATATTAACGGAAGTCTGATGGTTAACAAACAACTGATGATAGATACTTTAGCTCATGAAACTGTAGGTCACTATGGCTTCAGAGATCTGTTTAGTACCAAAGATAAGTATGATAACTTCATAATGAACCTTCTCTCCAATAACCCTAAGATGATTAAGTCTATCCTAGATTTATCTAAGAGATGGAGTAGTTACTTAGAGAACTGGAATATTAAACACATCACTAACTACTCCACTAAGTTATCTCAATTAGAGAAAGATAGATTAATTAATGATTACTGGAAGAAGAGCGGAGGATCACGGATTGTTCATGAGGGTGTTATTATACCTAGAGATATTGCTATTCAACTAGGTGATGAGTATATGGCTGAGTTAGCTAAGGATTACGTAGCCTCTCAAGAGTTCATGGAAAGAATGGTTGGTATGGGTATGAGTGATGCTCAAGTTAATAATAGGATTGCTATTAGTAAAGAAAGACAGGGTTGGCTTAAACTCTTTTTAGGTAAGATTAAACACCTTTTAAGAAGTGTATTTGGTAATACCTTTGATCACATCTCTAACTTGGACTTGGCTAAATTAGTAGCTCAATCTATTGATAATACCTTCTCTATCATTAATCCTGATGCTCTCTTTGGTAGCACTAGAATCGGAACATCTCCTTTAGTTACTAAACTACAGCCTACTCCTAACAACTCTTCAGGGGAAGTAATGGAGAGTGTAGGTCAGTTGGTTCAAGAGGAAATAGTAAACCCTTATACCCCCAGTCGCATAGAGGATCTACAAGTATTCCATAATGGAGTTATGAGTGGATTTGGATCTCAAACAGAAAATGTAAGATCTAGGTTCTGGGAGAAGCTTAATGAATCTATCAATAACAATTCAATTCTATCAGCCTTTAAAGCTCTAGGTAACTTGAATTCCCAACAGGCTTATGAAGCTATGGGTACTATCTTTAAAGGGGAGATATCGCAAGCTGAGGAGTATGTTAAAGGATTTGTAGCTTCTATTAGAAACCTTAATTCTATGCAGAACCAAGCAGTCTTTGAGTACATGACAACCAAAGGATCTGATCCTGCCCTAATGCCAGTTACTCCTATCCAAAGAGCTAACATCATTAAGGCTAAAGAATCTATTAGGACTATTGGTGCAACCCTTCATGAAATGGGTATGATTAGTGATGAGTCCTATGAGGCTAATGAAGACCAATATTTGCATGTAGTTTACATGAAGTATATAGATCAGTATAAAGGATCAAACAAGAAAACTTCTGTAATGTCTTGGTGGAAGAAGAGATCTAATTTATCTGATAGAGAAAAACTGGCTTTAGGAGAAATCAAAGATGTTAAATTCTTAATACCAGAAACTCTAGGCACTATGGCTCGAGATCAGGTTCTACTCCAGATGTTTGATACCATAGGTAAGATGAGTGCTAAGAATAACTTGTATTGGGTTATGGCTAAGGATATTAAAATTAAGTACCCTGGTCGTAGAGGTAAACTAACTTTAGAGCAGGCTTATGAACAACTAGAACAAAATAAGTTTATATTGGATATGCACGATAAGAATCATACCTCTGAGTTTGGTACTGAAGGTAAAGATAAATTAATTGAAGAACTTAGAGCTAATACAGTTATCTTAGATAAGAATATAGCTGAGGTAGCAACTGCAGAAGCTGCAATGTTGAGAGAGGCTTATGAGTCTGCCAAGAAGAAAGGTGAAACTAATGCAGAAGATCCTAGTAAATTCTTGTTAGAGAAATATGTACGACTCCCTAATAAGAAACAAATGGGTGCTTTAAGTAATAAGTGGGTCCGTAAGGAAATTGCCAATGATCTAGATGCTGTTACTTCTGCCTATAACCTCTCAGATAAGAATAACATTGAGAAGTTCTTTGCTAGAGGAGGTACTTTAGAAAGGATCAATCAGCTTTGGAAGATGAGTATGGTAGCTCTTAATCCTGGGTCTTGGGTTAGAAACGTGATGGGTAACTTTTCATTACTGGATCTATCTACCTCCACTAACAAAATGAAGTTGATTGGTATGTTACATGAAGAAATTCATAGTTCTATATCAGGGAAGCAAAGTGAGTACTGGAAGTTAGCAACAAAGTATGGTTTATTTGGAAGTACTTGGAGTGCTATTGAACTTCAAGACTTACAAAGTACCTATGGTTCTGATCTGGCAGACGCTAAACGAAGATTTGAAGCTAGAAATGGAGGGAGTAGTTTAGATAAACAACTTCACTTTTTAGATGAAAGGTTGATTAGTGTTGGTAAGATGATGGCAGGTAAGGTAGGTGCAGCGACTTCTAAATCTTATAGTTTAGTTGAAGGTGCATTTAAGACTGTAGCAATGAGAGACTATCTTAATATTTGGGAAGAGCAGAACAAAGAAAAATACCCCCGGGGGTACAAATCCTTAGAACCTAATTTAGCTCAGATACTTTTAGCTAAGGCAGCTGCTCACGCTAACGATGCTATCTTTGATTATAGTCAAGTTAATGGTATGGTGAAAACCTTAAGACGTATTCCTTTTGGTTCACCATTTATTACCTTTAGCTATAAGGCAGGGCCTGCTGCTATCAGAGCAATGGTTAATCACCCCATCAAGTTTGCTCAGTATGCTACCCTTCCAGCCCTTATGACTATGATAGCAATGGCGTTTAATGATTGGGATGATGATGATATAGCCAAATTTAATTCGAGCCTTACAGACTATCAGCGTCTGAATCCCGGAGTTGCCTACCTTCCATTTAAAGATGCCAAAGGTAGACCTCAGATTTTAGGATTGGATTATATGATTCCTTGGAGTCAGTATAGTACTGCAGCTCGTAAGATCTATGAGAACTTTGTAGAGGATGGAGGTGAAAGTCCTGTATCAACTTCAGTGAAGTCTGTAGGTACTGCTCTTAACCAATTTGGGTTCTTAGGTGGTCCTACTCCAACTGGTATAGCTGCAATGCTTTCAGGTAAAGATGATTTTACTGGCAGAGATATTGTTACTCCTGGAGCATCTGCTTCGCAGCAGGTAGGAGAGTCAATGTTATATGCCTATAATATGGTTACACCTGCATGGCTTAGTAGTCACGGTTGGTTTGCTAAGATGTATGATGCATTCAAAGATAAGCCTACCACAGATCGCTTTGGTAATATCAAATTTACTCCAGGCCAAGCAGTCTCTGATATCACTGGCTTTAGAGCTACTGCAGTTAATGTAGAGGCTGGAAGAGCTAACCGTAGGCTAGGATTTGAAGCTAGACTTAAGGAAGTTGCTACCCTTCGTAGTAAAGTCTTTATGGATCGTAATGAAGCTAACAAGGTCAATAAGATTAAGGAACTTAATACTAGAGAGAAAATGATTAGAAGACAAATGATGGATGCTCTAAAATAAGAAAAGCCCCTATAGATCTTAAGTGATCTATAGGGGCTTTTTGTTGCCTAAAATTTAGGGGGGTTGACAAAATGGAAAAGGTGTGGTATAATAACCTCACTGCGGTAGCCTAGGGTGAATCTATATATCTATAGGTAGTTATTTAGTTATTATATATCTTATTAATATAACTATATAGTACCTATAGACATATAGATCTTTATTTAGTTATCCCTTAGTCCCATCCTCCATTACCCTTAAGAGTATATAGTCTATTAAGTCTATCAGATACATGAGTTAGCTCTTCTTCTTTATGATTAAGGGCATTATTCATATCTTTAATAACTAATATTAAATCTTCTTTACATTGATTGCTACTGCCCAGTAGTCTCTCGAGTAACTTTATTCTTTCTTTAAGAACTTCTTTTTGTTCTTGCACTCTTAAAAATCTTTCTATCATAATAATTCTATTTGTTTAATGGGATATATAATATCTAATGTTTTATTCTTAACTAGTTCATCATACTCTTTAGGTTTAATTATATCCTTACGAAGTCTGACTAACTTATATTTACCTGAAGCATAGAGTAGTATTTCATACTTATCTATACCTACCAACTTAGAAAGGGAATAGGCTGCAGAGCTAGTAGTCTTCTTGGAGAGTCTGTAGGTAGCTCGAATTATCGTTTTTAATCGTCTGATCAATAGATACTCCCAATACCACTCCTCCGTCTCTCCACATCTAATAGCTCTAACTTTCCTCTCACACATCCCAAATTTAGCAGCTATATACTTGGCAGGTAGGGTAGAGGTTAGCATATACAATACATCTGCACTTACCAACTTGCTCATTGGATCTAACCTAAAGTAGCCAGCCCTAGGACCTACCTTACAGAAAGAAAAGATCCTTCTCTCCTTAGCTAGTACATCATCAGGTATCTCCTCCTTTTTATCTGAGTAGTCCAATAGTTTATACATATAACTAGATGCTACTTCAAACGCTTCCCCCATCTCTTCTGGTGTGCCTGTAGGAGTATCAAACCAAGATTTTTGTTGGTCATAGTTAATTTTTACCTTTGCAATGACACTTCTCCTATTTACCTATATCTTGAGTAAGATCTGAGCTACAAGCAGCTGGATGATGGGTAAATGTAGAACAAGGATTATCTTGAGAGACTAGTATGTTCAAGCCGATAAACAACTCTATTCCAACCACACACCAACCTATAAACATTATCATCTTTAACATCATCTCTCCCAGTCAATTGAAATTGTAAATGTACCTGACTTGATTCCTTGAGGACTTTCAGGGATATAGTCTGCATCACTTAACACTACGAATATATCGTCTGTTAAGTCTTCATAGATCTTTTCTTCTGAATAACTACCTTCAAATACCTTCATTATCTTCCTCCTTCTTAATAAAGTTGAAGACTGTATCTACATATTCCAGTAATACCTCATCTTCTGTAGTACCCTTAGGATATACTAAATAAAGGTTCTTACCAAACTCCCGCAGCTCCATGTACTTCTCTTTCTCCTCTGGACTTAGATCTTTTAGGTCAGAGATAGCAGCGTCTTGCAGCACCTCTTGTCTATCTGGATTGGCAGAGTAATAAACTCCATTAGATACTGCAGTGATTGCTAGCTTAAATTGTTTCTTACTTATTTTTTTCATTATATTCCTTAGTGAGATTATCTAAAATCATTATTGCATCTTCCCAATGTTCTACCAGCTTAACTAATTTAGGCTGATGGTTATCACGGATTACATGGGTTTTCATTAGGGGTAGGTATTCTATATAATATCTTGAGTCTATCATTTTACTGGGCACACACCTGAAATACATTCATCACTTTCTAACTCAAAGAATGAGTCAGTACCTTCATCTATACTTACTGGTTCTAATCGGGCAGCATATTCTTCAAAGACCTCTTTAGTAACTACTTCCTGGGGTAGGTATAGATAACCTAAGTCCTTAGCAGTTTTAGTAGGATCTGTACGATAAATAAAGGATACGCCTACATAACTATTCCAATTAGATAATAACCACTCTTTAATAGACTCTACTTCATCCAGATCATAGGAAATAGTTACTGAGGTATTATGCTGGGTCCAATTGTTCTGGAGGAGCTTATACTTCTTCAACTGATCTACAGCAGAGGTAGTGTTGATTAGAGTACCATTAACTTCAGTAAAATCTACATCTTCCCAACATACCGGAAAAGTTACTAACACACCTTCTCTATCTGCAGGATTAGGTAGTACCTTATAGCCAGCGTCTTTCAACTTGGATAGTAAAGGATCATGCTTCCCAAAGTTGACATTGTTAAATATGTACCTACCAAGGGGGGTATGAACTCCTTCAGTAGTATCCATAATCTTAGAGAGAGTACCAGATGGTTTAACTGTAGTTACATTCTTGGGGTAAGGGGTATTTAATTCTTCTGCCATACCATAAGCTGCACTTGTAGCTATTCTTTGGAGGTTAGTGTAGTCATATTCATTTAAGTCAGGTCTACGTGCTATACCTGTAATACCTACACCACATAACCTTAGGAACTCATTGTTTAAATGCCAAGCCTCCTGCAGTATTCCATCTTCTAAATTAACACAGGTCTGTCTGTAGTTAGCTCGAGCTGCAATAATAATAGCTTCTCTAAGTCCTGAATCATTACCATGAAACTTACCTACATCAACCTCTACTAAATTACAGAATGATTTGTTACCTAAGAGTATCTCTCCACATGGATTAACACCTTTGAACCAAGGGGCTCTTCTTAAAGCTGCTTCACCATTTATAAATCCTGGCTCTGACCCACCAGATTCTATCATCAAGTCAAAGATTTCTGTTAATCTCTCATAGCTTGGTTTGGTATAGAATACTAAAGAATTATTGGATTGATAGCGTTGGTAGTTACCTGCAACATCAATATCTTTCTTGGCAGTTACAAATGCTCTCCATTCAGGATTAGAGGCATCCATCAAGGCAATCTCAGCTGATCTACGGGACGAAAGAACAGTACCTAACCAGTTGAGTATATCCAATATATCTATAGCTGTCAATAGGCTGCCAGCTCTCTTATTCATGATAGTGGCAATGGCAGAATAGGCAGTACTTATTGATGCATCCCCTGATGATATCCATCCGTAACCTTTAAGACGCTCGCCAGCAGGCCGTATACTTGAGTAATCGAGTATAAGTTTATTGGCGGGATACTTTCCAGCAAGCAACTTGCCAATACTTTTGGCCCAAGCTTCTGCACTATCTCCAACTCTAATTGTCCAAATTCTGTTGGTTGAATCCCACTCCTCTGAATTGTTCTCATCACCACCTTTACATGTCCTAACTGATCTAATTACTTCTATCTCTTTTATTGGTTTAGAGAAGCCGTTTAAACTTCCTATTACTGGAGTGAATCCTACACCACACCCCTGCAATAATAGCCATAGACAATCTACTACGTCATATACAGTTTCAACATAGGTATGAGCACAATTGAACTGTGATGCCTCTCTTTTTCGAGCTACCTCAGTACCCCCTAGCCAGAGAGTTCTACCGGATACGCTCATTTTTCTAGATAGCATTAAGAGTCTGAGTTGCTCTAACTCCTCTGCTTCTTCTTCAGACAGTATACTTTTCTTAGCTCTAGTCCATAGCCACTCTTGATGAAAGATAACTCTATCTACTGTTTGTTCCCATGTTTCAAACTTAGTACCTTCATCATTCAAATTTCTATTATAGGTTCTACGTGTTATTATTTCTGCTCGCGCCGAAGGTTTCTTATTCATTTATTTCCTTAATACATTATTAGTTTACCTATAACAATAGGTTTATGTTTAGTTTTAAATCGTTTACCTAATCTCTTCTCGTTAAAGTAAAGTCTGTCACCCACCTTACCATTAACCCTACCCCTTAGACACCCTTCTGCCACTCTCTTAGCTCTCTCAAAGGCTACCTTATCCCTTATCTTCATGGAGCCATGTCGAGTCCAAGAGAAAGCTGAGGGAGTGTAGACTACCTTACAAACACCCTTCCCTAATTTCTTAGATCTGTTTAGGGTAATGGTAGCTACTGCCTCTTGGGTTTCTATAGATTCTCCTCTGCTCTCATGATATATGTTTAGAGTAAGACAGAGAAGAGTTGTAGTGATCATCCTAGAGTCCTAAGGTGAAGCTCTAGTGAGGCCAAAGCATTCCAAGCCATGTGAGCTAAGTGGAGTAAGTGAGATTCATCGTCCACATCATTTATATCACTATCTTTATGATTGTAATAGTGACGCTGCATAGCTGATAGATAACGGGTTTTAGCATCAGGTACTTCCAGCCAACCATGTTCACTGTATTTCTTAGCTCCCATAGTTCCTACCTTAGTTACCTCTACCAGTGCCTTAGAGAAATCACCAAATACCAAATCCATCATAGGCTTCTCGGAGTCTAACTTGGCTCCAGGTATATGAGGGTTAATAGAGTCGACTAAAGTTATTCCTCCAGCTACTTCAGGTACTTTAGGCTCTGGGAATACATACTTATAACTTCCATCTGAAAAATATATTGTCTCTTTCATTCTTGTTCCTTTAATAATTCTGGATAATCTACTTGTTCTAATACTCTATCACAAAAGATATCCCAGTAATCTAGTCGATGACCAGTTCGTTGTTTAATAATATTTTGAAGGGACATATAGTTACAAAACACTTGTCTCTCCTGCAACCAACCCTCAGGTAAATTAAGTTTTAGTCGGGTTATATCGTGATAGAAAGTAGATTCAGGATCTTTATAATCTTGAAGGCAAGAGTTGAATGCCTCAATAGAAGATAAAGAAGTACCTTGTTCAAAATCGTTTTCATTTGTTTGCCTACGGGAAAGGGTATGCATGGTAGAAGAAGAGTTAGCTGTAACTCCAACTTTATAGGTATCAAACTCAGACCACCAGCATCTAGCAGCCTGTATGTACAACCAGACACCTATACTTGCAAGGTATTTGTTATGCCCTAAACCTTTAAAGGCTAGAACCCCTGCTTGTTTAGCTGCTTTAACCTCCTTACCACTCTCGTACCACCAGTCTTGTATATTGTCTTGGTGATCATAGAAGGAGAGAGATAAGCCTAATAGAGCCTCCTCTCTTCCATATTCACTTAGTTTTCTAACAATCATTCATACCTCTTCTCTCCATTAACTATAAAAGTAACCTTAGGTGCTACAATAGTCTCTATTTTTCTGATTGTAGATTGATTTACTAAACACACCAACTCCTCTTCAAATATCCTGTTTTCTATATAGAAAGTAACAAATCCCCCTAAGTCCTCTGTAACCCCTAGAGAAGTAGCTAGTATTACCTCTACCTCCCCAGAAGTGTAGGTTATCCTAAAGCACTTCTTTGCTTCTTTTGTATCTGTATCCCCTACCAAAGTCAGCACTACTTCTTTCTCTCTACATTTATAAAGTAAAAGAAGAGAAAGATTGCTGCCAGTATTACTATATCTGCTATTAATTTCATCATTCTTCTTTCTCCAGTCGTTTCATACACTCATTTAAAATAATAATAGGCTGTGAGTACTCATCCAACCCATATAAACTACCTCCGTGTATACTCTCCATCAACAACATTTCTCTGATGGTATCTAAGAGGTATAGGGCATCTTTAATTTTATTCATTTTCTAAGTTCCGCTAAAGCCCTTGTTAGATCCATACTACTCCTTCTAAGAGCACCAGATTCTTTAGGGATTATAAGATAACTTGCACTTTTACCTCTCTCAGCTTCAATATAAGCATCTGCCTTATTTATAAATCTCTGTGCTTCATTAATTGCTTTAAGTACTTCATTTATATTCATTTTACTTCCTTCTAAATTTAGAGTAGATGTGATTGGAGGCCATTAACCTTTTGAAGAGTGCATCACCCTTATCCTCCCAAGTTTTAACAGTTTTCAGTAGGGATCTAAACTCCTCTTCAGTCATAGAGCCCTTTACATTATTGTAGTACCTGGAGGTACAGCCCATATTATCTAGGGCAAAACTACCACCTCTACAAATTGGGATCTTATGATCTACCTCAACAACCTCTGTACTTATAAATGTACCAGCTATATAACAAGAGATAGGCTGCTGAGCTTCTAACCATGCTTGTATCTCTATACGAGTAGGTATGTTATCTAAATTTTCCCCATATTTCATGGCTCTAGATCTCCAAGAACTACGAAGTTGAGTAGATTTATACTGAGCCCAATTAGTTTGTTTCATCGGGTTCTTTGATATCCTCTTAGGCACTAAGAGTCTCCTTATAATTGATGTATGCTCTTTCAGCATCTTGAACTGTTAAGAAATATCCTAGATGTTTTGTTTTACCATTTACCATCATACGTGCTCCATAGTTACTTCTAACTACTCCATTACCTTCTGTACAGTTGGGACAAGGCTTAACTTCTTCTTTCTTCTTAGGTTTACACATTTGCTTTAAAGTCCAATGGTACATTCCATCTCTCACTTTCATCTCTTGTTCTCCGCATCCAGAGTAGATTACCAATTTCAAAGAGGATATCATGGATATCCAAGTTATTATTGTACCATTTAGTTTTGTAGTTGCCATCTTTATCTTTTTTATTTAACCACCCTTGATAGAATGGGACAATTGCCTGATAGTAGTCCCTCTCTTTACCATATCCATTCAGCGACCTTAAGAACTTCTCGGCTCCTACTTCACCTAGGTTGAATGGTGAGGGAATAGCGTCTGTAGTATCACCAATCAACAATTGTTTAAAGAAGTTGTAACGAGCTACCTCAGGTTTAATTTCTTGAAGGAGTTTAGTAGAAATGTTGAAGTTAAGAGAAGGAACTGTTCTTAAGTCCTTGTCAGTACTACAAATCACTGAATCTTTAAAGAGTGATATTCCCGATGACATCATATCATCAGCCTCTAAGAAGTCTAAAGATTCAGCACCTCTATCTCTCAATTCATTCTTTACTTGTTCTAAATAGATAGGTTTATTCTCTTTGACTCTATTACCTTTATAGGGAGTGAGAGTTGCAAAGGGATACCTAAAGTTACAACAACCTGACAAATACAATCTAAGATCGGTAGCATTAGTCGCTAATAGTATTCCAGAGATATAAGTGTCAATCATATCCTCCATACCATTAGGGGCTAATGCCTCTACCTCTTGGATTAGATCTAGTTCTTGGTTATTACCTATAGACTCTACAGCTTCTTCTTTATTCTTAAAGCGATGAAGTACCATACCCTTATCAACTGTACACCACCAAGTCTGTTGGTATCTAAGGGCTACTTTGTAGGCTATCTCATCACCATCAATCAAGCATACCCTACTCATGCTCTAAGGGTTGCTGGTGTACTCCAAGCATCTAAAGCTTCCTGAAGATCCACAATGTGACTAAGGGCTTGGGGCAACAGAGTAGTCTCTATCTCAATAACCTTGTGCTCTTTGTTCACTATCTGATAGCTAAATCCAGTTTTATCTTTATTATTTGCTACTACCAATACGTAATTTTTTGTTTCTTTAATTGACATTTAATATTTCTCAACATTAGTTTTAAGGAGCCATCCTTGGCTATAGTTTATTCAGGGAGTGGTTAGAGGCTAGAAGTCACCATCATCATAGCTTTCATCTTTTTTGGGTGGAGTAGAATCTGTAGCACCAAACTCATCACCATCTTGCACACCAAATGGTACATGAACAATAACCTGTACACCCTTCAGATCAGATACAACGCCCTTACCAAACTTATTATCATAGGCTGCAAATCCATATTGGATATTACAGATGCTGCCATTACCTATCAACTTATCAAATACATCATCTTTCCCACCAGGACCACATACCACTGGAGCTTTATTCTCAGTGACACCATCAGCCTTCTTAACCTTCCTTTTGAAGCGATAGGTTTTAGTACCATCATCCTCATTTTTAATCTTGATACCCTTAGGGTTAATAGCTTTAGCTTCTGCTACCAATTCTTTGGCTTGCTCTGTGGTAAGAGTAACTTGTATTTCCCATGCTGGCTCGAATTGGATGTTAGGTTTAGTTACTGAAGCCCATTGGACAGGTACATTTCTTAATATTGCCATCTTTATTTTTCCTAATTAAATTGTATGTAATTTTTGTTTGTAAGATTGATAGGCTTCACTAGCTTCTTCAGCTGTACTAAATGTGCCTATATGAATCTTTTTATAATTCATGCCTATACAGGCTATAAATTTATTTCTCTTTTTAAAGACACCTATATACCCCGTAGTGCTGCCACTTTTTGGTATAGTCTGGTTTCTTGCATTACCTAGAGCAGATACATCTCTTAAGTTATCTATTCTATTATCATCTCGCTTACCATTAATATGATCTATTTGATTTATAGGCCAATGTCCATATGAATATAACCAAGCTAATCTATGTGCTCTATACCTTTCATTGTCTATACTAATTGAGATGTAACCATCAGATCCAATTCCACCAGCAATATCACCAATATGAACTGTTCTTCCTGTTCTTAATTTCCTAGTAAAGATTCCAGTATAGCTATCATAGTACAATAGTTCTTTTAGTCTATCTGCTGTTATCATTAGTTAATAAGTTTTACAGTTACGTTACACACACTGCATCGAAATTCCCCAGTTTCACCTTTCTTCTGAGAGGACTTTGAGGTTTGATTGAATACTCTATTCTTAGTGCCATGTAACTTATCCTGACCAGGGTTATCACAATTGCACTTACTCACTTTTGTTGTTTCTATACTCATTTTATCTTCTACAACTATTTGCTAAACACTCACAAAGATCATAGTGATTCTCATCAAGCTGGAAGTCTGGTAAGAACTCACCCATCCCAATTAGTAATACTACAAACCCACCAACCACTACTACCAATAAACCCACAGCCTTCATAGTATTCCTAAACGATTTATAAGATCTTGGATACATTATACCACCCTCATTCTAATTTGTCAAGTACTGTAATCTCTTCTGGTATCAAGACTACCCCAAACTTCTCTATGAATAACTCACAGACCACATCCACAATATCCTCATACTCCAATCCTAATCCAAAGCCACCTTCTACTGTACTTACAGTCTCTGAGGCAATATTTACTAAATCTTGTCCTGTCATTTCTCTATTCATCTTTTTCCTTAGTTCAGTTATTATTTGATCTTGGTTATTTTTAATCATCATAGTCCCAATAGTCATCTGAGGATTGTTTAGGATTTCTACCAGACCCTCTACAGTACACACAGCTCTGGTATTCTGTTCTACCCTCACCTGTACCGGAGCAGTGAGTACAAGTATCATCATACTCTTCAGGCTCCTCCTCTATCTCCTCTTCAGGTTCATCCACTATAGCCTCGTTAAACCGAATGTTCACTTTGTTCTTCCTTTAATCTAGCCCTATACAACTGGCGTTGAGTAGAATCAAACTCACCACCCAAAGCTTTTAGGCGATGTTGTAACGATTGCATTTGTATATTTAGTATATCTAATTTATTTTCTAAGTCTTTAATATTCATTAATGTATTGACCAATCTAATCCTATTTTATATTCACCATCAATAGGTATGTTTAAGTTATAGTATTCTCCAGCTAACCTAAAGGAATCTTTGATGATAAGACCTACCTCTTCAGCACATTCTTCTGAAGTCTCAAAAGCTAATTCGTCATGGTAGAACAAGATTTGAAAGGCATCCAAAGCTCTACGCTTTATTTCTTCATTAGCTATAAGCATTGCTCTTTTTACTACAATACTACCATTAGCTTGTAAGAGACAGTTTAAAGCAGTGTGCACTAGCACTTTCCCTTCCCAACTTCTTACTCTTATCTTTCTACCATCTATAGAGGGTAAGTAGCCTCTTTTTTCTGCAAAACCCTTAACTTTATTAGATAGCACTGCTAATGATGGTAAGGCAGCAAAAAACTGCTCTTGCAATATCTTACCTTGCTTAATACCACCACCAACAATACTACCTAATTTGGTCACACCTGCCCCATAAAGGAAGGCGTAAATAAAAGTTTTACTTTGGTCTCTAGTTTGCAGCCCCGCTAATTGTTGGTTGTATGAATGCACATCTCCATTAAGTATTTGATCTATATAATCTTTATCATTTAGGTGGTGAGCTAACATCCTCAGTTCTAAACCTGAAGCATCAGCACCTACAAATCTTCTTCCATTAGGTACACAAAAAAGCTGTCTCATTTCTTTTCCAAAGGTAGAAGTGGGACGTGGTATGTTTGCAACTATTTTATGTGCACAGCGATACGTGTTTGTTCCTACAGTATTCATCTGAGCTGCTATCCTACCATCTTTACTAACATGAGGTAAGAATCCAGATATCTGAGATTGTCTGTGTGAGTAAATGTACCATAGACTTAAATCTTTCCCAAAATCACCCACCTTATCTAGAGTAGGAACAGGCCCATCTTTGTTGGTGAGCTTAGGTTGCCCTTTTTCTGTAAACTCTTCAGGAACCCAACCCATTTTTAGGAGTTGCTTAATTATTAAGCCACGTTTAGATATAGAAGGTTCTTCTAAGCATACTCTACTAAAAGGACCTCCAACAATATCAGGATTGTTAGGGTAATGATTAATGACAGATGTAGTAAACTTTCCATTTTTGAGATAAATCTTTTTAACATATGTATATATCTCTAAGTTAGTAAAACCCTCTTTAATTTTCTTTTCGAGATTAATAAGATCGTAACCTAAGTGCGGCCTAATCAAATCATATTTCTCGTCCTTCATCTTTTCAAGGAGGGAGATGTAGTACTTAGCCTTACCAATGTTAAAGTAAACTCCAGATCTCTCCTGTTCTCTAATTAGTATAGACACATCTCTTTCTAGGGCAAATGCCTCTCTCCAATCTATGGTAGCCATTTCTGTCGCTCTTGATTGAGTTTACACTTTATTCTAGCCATATCCTTTTTAGTTTGATCAAGATTAAATATTGGAGGATCTTCTGGATATAATTCATAATCCTCCTTTATCCTATGTAATCTATCATAACAACGATCTCGAAGCATTAACAACCACTCTATCCTCCTATTCATTAGAACCTCTTAACTACAATATAAACTGTCCAGAACCAAAGGATATAATAATCTAAATTAATAGTAAGTATACTAATTAACTCACCAATCTTATTTTCCATTTAGGTTTCTCCCATATGAATTTACAACTACACTTCCCATACCTTTCATGCCATTTAAATCTACAAGGTATACATTTCATTTGTTTTTGGGTTTATATTTAGTGCAAATATCTACTACTCTTTCGGTATCTGTGCCATACAGATTACAAAAGGGTTTAGCTAAAGTACCACTAGATCCCTCCAAACAAAGATGCATACATATTCCATGATAATTTTTGGAACACTTAAATGGTATATTTTGATTTTTAGTGATCAAGTAATTCTACCTCAGCAGTTGCAGAGAAATGTACAGCTTGGTTAGATGAAGCTCTACAAAATGAGTACATACCATCTATCCTCTCAAAGAAGAATATTTCTTTGCTATCGTCTCCCACCAAAGTAAAGTAGGTGTTTCTAGGTAAATCATAAAGCTTCAAGTCCAGCCTCCTTAAGTAAAGCATAGTATACTTTCTCATTAATTAAAACATCCACCTCACACCTCTCAATTATCTCAGGAGTGAAGGTACGCCAGTCGTGTATCTCAATCTTCCTATTACCTACTCTATAACCCCAAGCCTCCAAGCCATGTGGACCAATCATCTTAGAACGGAGGGTAACTGGATTCCTGATAGTAGTTGGGCAACCCCCAGGTAACTCTCTATCTGGATTGAGGGTTTGAGAGAGAATGAGGGTGTCTACTATTGCTTCTTTACCTAAGAGATTTATTAGATCTATCCCATACATTTGGTTTAGGAGGGGTAGATCATACCCTATAATGTTGTGGCCTATAATCCTATCTTTTAAACTAAAGGCTTGACGAATATTATCGGAAGTTAAAGTATCCCCTGAAAGTGTCATGGAGTCTTGAGTATCTATATTCTTAAATGATATACACCATACCTCACTCACATCATCCAGCAAACCATTAGCCTCAATATCAAATACTAATCTATTCATCAGGTCCCAGTAGCTTAAGAATTCTTTTAGCTAAAATAATCCTATCTGTAGTTTGATTAGGATATCTAGTAACATAATCATGTAAAATATCATTTAGATCTTGACGATCTGCAGGACAATGCATCTCCAATATTAAGTGGAAAGGCGAGAAGGGTTGGTTAGGTGATTTAATCTTTTTAATAAACATACTATCTTCCATACCTCACCAAATCTAATATTCTTTTCAGATAGAAGTAAACTCTATCCCCGCTAAGCTTAGTACTCTCATCTTCTCCATTACAATATACTAATGGATTAGTAGAGATTAATCTATAGATCTCCAAATCTCCAACGATACTTACAATAAATCCATTCCCAAAGTTTAAGGAGAATACTTCAGGTTCTAATTGAGTAATAACAGCTTTTTCAGCTAAAGTTTTAACTAAGTACTGATCCTCATTCTCTTTCTCTATCATCCTGAATACTGCTTGAAATAGATCTGTGTCTACAATATGGTTACTCATCTTGTTCCTTTGGGTTATTCATTATTAACACACTATCAATTCGATAGTAATCTTCTGGTCTGGTAGGTTTATAGTAAAAGAGTACTGGATGTATCTCATATTCACTATACCACACTAACCATCCCTCTACTGGAGTATTACTTAGTTTCTTCATCTAATTTCCTCAATTCATTTTCAATCATAATCCTAGTACTTTCACCTATAATAGGAGCTACATCAATCCCACTATTAGGTACATATACCTTTGTTATTAAATAATAGGTGTCGTATGGTTTATAGGATGATGGTTTGGTGGTATATTCAATGTATAAAGGCACATCTATTATATAAACTTTCTTCACCTAAAATGCCTCATTAAATTCATCATTATCCTTCTCCATCCATCTACCAGTATCATGGTTATAACTTAACTCAAAGGTTACACCAGTTGCTAGTCCCGTATTTCGGTCTTTAAGAACTCTGAGAGTTGTTGTATTTCTTTCGTCTTCATCTGCAGCTTGCTGGTTTCTTTCGAGACCAATGAGGAAGTTAGACCAGAAGACAATTGCTCCACTTCCTTTAAATTGATCTGCTGTAACCCTTCCCCCTTCTTCATGTGGAGTGCCAGACGCTTTACGTAGATGACTGACGTAAAATATAGTACAATCAAGCTCTTGACAAAGGCTAGACATTTCTTCCATGAGTTTATTAAGTGCTTTATATTCATTATCTTCCTGTGCTACCAATGCAGTTAAGTGATCGAGATAGATAGTTTTAACACCTAACCCTACCACCATAAATTTAATTTTAGATTTAATGGATTCCCAGTCCTTAGAGCCAAAGTGATTGTAAAGAAACACCTTACCCTTCAAATCATTAATACCATCTACCAATTCTTCTACTGTCCAATCTCCTCCTTTATCCTGAGGAATATGAAAGCGTTTGTTAACTCTCTTTCCTGCTAGTACCTTGAGAGTTTTGGCAGCTGGTTCTTCCAGGAATATCACACCAGCCACTTCTTTATGATGGTAGATGGTATGATTAATCATCTCTTTAAACCACTCTGTCTTACCACAGCCAGAACCTGCACCTACCCCCCAGATCTCACCAGTTCGGTAGCCATAGGTACATTCAGTTAAGGTATGCCAAGGGAATGACTTGCCCATAACTGGCGGTTTAATAGCTTCATCAAAGATATCATCAACACTTACAATACCTGTAGGTCTAGACTCTTTAGCAGAGAATATAGCCTGCAGAAACTCTTTGTGCTTACCTCTAACCAACATATCATTAGGATCATTCTCAGAATAGATTATGTTCTTAACTTTATTGGGACTAAAGAGATTAGAGATTTCCTGGATATGCTTCTGGCCTGGTTCATCCTGATCAAAGGCTAGGAAGATAGACTCAAAGCTATTAATCCATTCATAGTTGTTCTTGAAGTCTTTTATGGCAGCTGATGCACCATTAATGATACTACAAACTCTATACTGCTTATCACACTTAGCCAACATTTCTGTAGCTGCTAGAGCATCTAATACCCCCTCAGTGACCAGTATCATCTTGCCACCTGAACCACATAGTCTCTGACCAAAGAACTCTAAGTCTTTAGGTTTGCCCGACCAACTAAACTTCTTGCCTTCCACTACCCTTTTACAATCAAAGCGCTCTCCTGTTTTGTTGTAGTGAGGATAAAAGTGAACCTCATCAATTCCAGCTTTATTAAGGATAGATTTAACTCCATATTTCTCGCAGACCTCTTTAGATATTCCACGAGACATAAGTTTGTTGAAGGAAGAGGGTATCTCAGGGATAATTTCCTCCTCTTCAAACTCTACATCTTCTTCAATTACTTCAGGTTCTTCAGCTCCATAAGGCTCCGGTATATACTTTCCACAACTAAAACAATTCCCGTAGATACTTCCATCATCCCTTTTGTAAACACCTACAGCATCACTGCTGCCACACTCAGGACAGCCTACATTTTCAATATAAATACTCTCTTTCTCTGACATACCCTACCTTCATTAATGCCTATCCTACCACTCTAAACTATAAGCCGGAATAGGTTGGACAACTGGATTGGAAATTAGTTCTTTTTCATCTTTAATAAGCTGGATATAGTTATTAACCCAACTACTATTAATACCATAATTTTTTCTATGGCCTCTAGAGTTGGTATAGTTCACACCATCTACAAAGTTGATGATGCCATGCTGACTATGATTGTTTGACATACACCAAGAATGACTGTGGCCCTCATAGTTTAACACAACATTTTGATATTCAGCAGTTAAAAGGCGTTTATCAGCACGAAGATTCTCATCATTTAATCCGGTTAATGGATTATCAGAGATTACCTTATCAATATTTTGGAGGAGGTGAATCAGATCTACTCCATTTCTATCTATAGTCTTGAAAGCTTGAGCATCATTGCCATAACTCCAAGAACTAATGACCAATGCTTTGATATGGCTCTTGAATGAATTGCCTCTAAGTGAATAGGTCATTGCTCTAATTATCAGGGAATAAATAGAGATGAGGAGGGGAGATGATACCCACTTTTTATCACCTATCAATACCAAACGAGTATCAAAAGCACCTTGATGTTGAGTGGAGTAAATACGAGTCATTGGGATACCCATAGATTTCTCAATTCTACGCAGATACTTCATGTTCTTAATGAAAGTAGGCACACTCTCTTGATACAGGGATACTGATAGTAGTGTCTCCTTGATAGAGATTCTTTTCTTCCTTAAGGACATACCATAGATCATTGGCACATCAATATCCAAGTTACCACAAACCACTAAATCCCCAAGGTACTCTCTACATTTAACCTTCAAAAAGAGCTCTTGGAAGCTCCATTTATCTCCCTTTACCCTGTTTAAAAAGGACCAGTGAATCTCAGAGGTCTGGGAGATTTGGTTGTAATAGTTGTCTTCAGTTATTACTTTTAATTTTACTTGTTTTAACATTGTCTTTCCTAAATTATAAATTATAAAATGCTGCACAATCTGAACAGAACGGGCTATTCTCATAGTCCCACTTTATGTTTGGGGCATCATCCACGATAATATCATCCGAACAATTACTGCACCCACCATGAACTTTTTTTAAAAAATCAGGTTCAGAGATAAACTTACCTCCCGGACCTTGTACCATTATATAGCCCTCATCCTCTGAATCAATATCCAATTCATCTTTAGTCAGTGGGGTATAACCCAGCTTTTTTACGTCTTCTACCTTTTCTTCTTCCTTTTTTGATTGTATGTCTATCACCTTTTCCTTTTCCATTTTAAGGAGAGAATATTCCAATAAATCGTTTTCTGTAATCTCTTCCAACAATTTACCATAACCTGCATTGGCTGATGTTACTGATTGTACCTGTAGACTATATATTTTACCCAAATACTTTTTAGACTCTGATTCAGAAGTGCCTGCAACATGAAAGCACACACCCTTCTTATACTCACACTTCAGATAACCATAGCGAACTACATCTTTAACAGGCATACCACCATTATAAGGCTGCCAAGTTATATTGTCAACTATAATAACATCATTGACCTTAACCCCATCAATCACCACAGCTGGACCAGGATAAAAGTAGGTTTTTTGGTAGTAGTTATTAGTTATTGGTGCAGTATAGATCTTAAAGGTCTTGGACTTAGCTTTTCTAGTAGGATCTAAAGGGAAAGAGAGTAGGATACCTGCTGCCAATGGTTTGATCTCATCTATCTCAATACTATTTCTTTGGGCTAACCACTCAATCATACCCTTTTCAGAAGCATAGAGTATGGACTGAGAGTTTTTGATAGTTGCTAAGAATAGGGTTCTATCATTGTTACGAGCAAAGTTAAGAGACTCATCAATATCATCATACCAGACTAAAGCAAATGCGCCCCTCAACTTCTCTAGATCGGTGATGGTATCATCAGTATTAGAGAGGAGATAGGAGATTGCATTGGAGTCTACACTAAAGGTCTTACCAGGATTAAGGGAAGAGTGAGAGGTGAGAGTACCATTATGGAAAAGAGTAATGTTATCATTGACGAATGGATGAGAATTATCGTCGGTATGTTGCCCATAGGTTGCATGTCGATTATGACCTAGCAGAAACACATTGTTATTGTCACTCATAATCTTCTTGGCAGTTGACAGCTCTATGAAATCTGCTGAGGCTAATGCCCTCTTAAACATTCTATAGGTTCCATCATCCTCTACAGCGCATATACCAGTACCATGTTGACCTCTAACAGCATCACAATATAACCCTTGATAAAAGAATTTTAAGAGTTTCTCAGAGTTTCCTATCACCTTTTCTCTGTTTATAACGCCGATTAATCCGCACATTTATTCACTTCCCATTAAATTGTTTTCTTTTTTGAAGGAATCTAAGAAGATTCTGTTCTTACTCTTTCTACCTCGAGCATTGGCAGTATTCAAAGCTTTGAGCTCATCCATATTATGTATTTCTTTTAGGTCTGATACACCCATAAACACTAAACGATCATAATCAAAAAGTGAATTAATGATTTCAAGATCTGATAGTAGTGAGCCTTGGAAGATAGTTTGTAATAAATCCAGACTACCCTTCTCTTTGTATATACCTAATAGCTCTTCAATAGGATAGTTAAGGGATGTTACCTTAATACTCATAATAATATTAATCCACTCCAAAATCCTATTCATCTCTAGAGTACCATGATGATGCCGAAATTCTACACTACCAAAGTGAGATACAGGCAGCACATTTAAGGCTGAGTACTTATCACATTCATTCTTAATGATATGGATGAGATCATAGGAACTTTGATTCTTCAAGAGATTCTTAAGGGTATACTTGAAAGAGGAGTCAGTTAGAGCCCTACAATAATTGTTTTTGATACGAAGGGGGTTGATGTACTGAAATAGTATTCTTTCAACTAAATAGTATACCTGAATTAGATTATTTAATTGATCTTTATCTAAATCAGATACATCTAGGTGAACGTGTACTGAACATCTATCTGTTATCTTAGCAGGTAACTCATAGCGTCGATATACCCCCAAGAACTCCTGCATAACATCTAGGGCATCAGCTATATTAATACCAACCAATGGACCATTAAAAGTGTACTCAGTACCCTCCCTTAAGCTACCATCATGTACTGCCTTCCATAACCCAAAGATATTAGGATAACCCATACCAGGAAAATGCTGCATATACTCAATGTTCTCAAGCTCCAGCTCAACACCTACCCCTATTGTACTACTCACTAACTTTGTAGACTCCATATAACGCTTAGCGTCTATTTGTTTACCTAAGAGTCTTGCAATTTTCTCTGTCATTTGACTATAACTCCCGATGCTATGACCTCATCTTTAAATAGATCTGTTGTTAAAATAATCCCTAATGCTTTCTGATTGTAATGACCAATGGCAAACTGATTGCGATATAATACAATCTTGTTAGTCTTAAAGTCAAGAGATAGCGAGAAGGTGGCTGATATGGCACAACTCAATCTCTTAAACTCTAAGAGAGATGCAAGGGCCTGAGGATAAGGGTAATGAACAGGAAAGAAAAGAGAGTATAATATCTTTTGTAAAACTTTTTCTTCACCATAATCATAGGTACTATATGGATCAGAAGAGGAATAGGCTTCCTTATACTCAGCAGCTGATGGATTGGTAATAATAAGGGTATCAGCCCTTAATCCCCTTCTGTACCTGCTAGGACTATTCTTCTTATGCTTACGCTCTAAGTAGATAGTAAGGTTAGAGTGATTGATGTACCCAAGTTTAGGGATTACCATATTAAAATCATTTATATCTTGGGAGATACCACTGGCTATAAAACTACCATCCTCCCCAAGGGTATGAGTATAGATTTTATAACCTTTAAGGGAAGCAGAACTAGAAACAATATCTGTAATATATACTGGCTTACCTTCTAATAGGCCATAGGTATGTAAATATTTTACCTGTAGATCATGAGAGGTTTCTCTATTAGCATCTAAGGGCTGAGGGGATGATCCATAAACATCCTCTTCATCCCCATCTTCATTCCCCCCATCTTCATTCCCCCCATCTTCATATTCAGGCTCATCATCAAAGAGAGCTGCTATGTCTATAGGGGTCATGGGGTTATAAGGTGAGGGGGTTGGGGTTATAGGTGGATTACTAGAGATAGATATACCTGAATTAATATATGCATTCGTCCCAAGAAACCAAAGAGGAGGTAAGGCTTCAGTCATACCTATATTTCCATACCACTTTATAGCATCTATCTGATCAGAGCTAAAGTCCCAAAGCCTTAGGGTACTTCTAAGATACTTAGAGAAAAACTTGAGTTGTGGGCCAGATAGTGACTCAAATTGTGCCTGGAGCATAGATACCTTCTACTCTGCAGAATAAATCTGCCTTAGCTGAATTGCCAGTATTGATAATATCAATGATTGCATCTTTATAGAACTCTGCCCTTTCACTCAATTCTTCAAGATTATTGTAAACTCTTTCAACTCCATTCCAGACGAACTCCATGAGGGACTCAGAGCGTAACCAGAAGTTAGAGAGGGTACGATACTCTACACCATCATAAGGGTCAGGGCCAATATCATCATTGAAATTGATAGTATCTTTTGGGCGGAATGAACCCGCTTTACCATAAACTGTTCTTCTGGCATTATCATTATCGACAACAACACTTGGAACGCCCAGTACCATGTCAAGAGCCCTAACAAAATCAATACGGGCTTTAGGATTGTTAACGGATTGGTCAAAAGCAATGTGTACATGTCCACCAGCAGCCCTCAGACTAGTATAGGTATAAGAGACAGGATTGTTCCTGCATAAAAGCCATGCGTTATAATCAGGATCACAACCTGCTACCTTAGCTATTGGATCTGATAGTAGTTCATCTGAACACATAGCACTTGCTATAAAGTCTAGCTTAAGATCCAAAGGATTGAGTATACTATTAAGATCGCCAATGATAAGTCTATGATTATTAATAAATTCAAGAAGAGTATTGGATGGTCTAGAATTAAATTCTGCAAGTATGTTATCATGTTGAATGCTACCATTAGTTGTTTTAAAGGGAGATGATTTAGTGCCTGGAATTAAACCTATGGCACTCACCAATTCACCTTTAGAGTTGCGTAAAAAACTTTCTGGGTCCGAACCCACTGTTAAAAACTTAGTATTCATTGTTATACCTCTAGTGTAAATGATGGATGATATATTGCTTTAGCATTTAAGTATGCTTGATGTGCTTCTTCGGGTGTATTATGATAACCCAGATGTATACCCATTTTATTAACCCTTATCTTTGCCGCAAATTTATTAAGTTTAGGATAGAAAGATACGCCTATAAAACCACTTTTATTATCTTTTCTAGGGATAATTCTATTATGTTGATTAACATTTTGTGTCACATCCTGTAAATTACTTATCCAATTGTGAGTTTTAACTCGATCTATATGATCTATTTGATTAGTAGGCCATGCTTTATAGTGATAGAACCAAGCTAATACGTGGCACATATACTTTCTAGTGTCTACAGAAGTATATAAATACCCTTTAGTAGTAATAGCACCTACTCTATCACCTATTACTTGACCACCTGCTGTTATTCTTCTAGTAAATATCCCAGAGTCACTATTATAATCTAATAGTTCTAACAATCTCTCATGAGATATTCTTTCTTTCATGTTAAGCCACCGCTTTGATTGCTAATAAGATAAGGAGCATTACAACTCCCACTACAACTTGATAGATAAATACTTTTACGATTGGGTTCATTATTTCCTCCTAGGAAACAGTTGGAATAGGGGTGTAATTCTTGCTTTGCTTTTAGATAAACTTGATGTGCTTCTTCAGGCGTTTTGTAACTTCCAAGATAAAATCTTTTATTATCTATCTCTATTCTTGCTAGATAACTATTATATCTTTTATCATAAGATACTCCTAGAAATCCACTCTTACTTCTAATTGATGCCTTTGTTTGGTTTTGATTATTTTCTGATTGAGTACACTCCCTTAAATTACTTATAAAGTTATGGTGTTTAATAGTATCTATGTGATCTATGTTTAATTCAGGCCATATACCAAAGTGGTAAAACCATGCTAATCTATGAGCTAAGTAAGTAGTTTTATTAAATCTTATAGAGATATATCCATCACCTCGAATACATCCAGCAATTGAGTTAATTATAACATTACTGCAAGGCTTAATTAACCAAGTAAATATACCACTTTCACTATCGTAATTAAGCGTATTTAATAACTCTTCATGAGATATTTTCATTTATAGCATTCTTATATTTAGAGAGCGTGGGCTCCTCTAAAGCAGGCGCGGTATTAACTTCAAGTACATAGCATTTACCATCTTTACCTACAATCAAATCTACAGCACCAAAATCTAAACCTAAGCTACGAACAGCTTTGATTGCATACTCAGTAAGCCAGAAGTATTTAGTGTCTGTATAGCTACCATCCTCTTCGTATTCAAAGGTGAGATTAGAAGAGAAGACATACCCATTAGAGCTATTACGAACTAAGGGGTTAGTGTCAGTGATACCTCTATTCTCTAATTCCTGAGGGGTAAGTTTCAATTTCTTTTGGATATGAATAGCTTTATTGAAGGCTACGTGTACTCTATATTCCTCATTCTTGGGGATGTATAGGGTATAGAGAGGTGCATCTACCAACTCTTCTATCTTTCGAGCTACTACAATCCCCTTACCCTTAGAACCATTAATGATTGTTCTGCAAAATACTATAGCCTTAGGTACTTCAAACCATAATTCTGCAGCAATTTTTAAGTGAGTCCAGTGGGGAATAGGCACTTCACTTTGTGTTAATTGAGCAAAGGTAGCTATTTTGTTACAGGCTTTAATGATAGCCTCAGGTTTATTGTAGATCACTTGATTAGGGCTAAGCCAAGGTATATAGGAGCAGCCATAATTAATGATTGATCTATTGCTATTCCTACATTTAATACGTGGCGTGTATACCCTTATATCTAAGGCTTGAGCTAAACGAGTACCTGATACATCCAAAGGACCGTTAGTCTTTAGACCTTTAGAGTATTTTTGGTGTTGTACTAATATCATGTAAATACTCCCTGAGATTAAAGTACATAGCTTCAGAGTAAGGGTAGCAATATGTAGCTATCCTTCTCTTAACTAAGGGTTTTGTTATGAACAATAAGAACTTGTGAAGCATCATACCTCCTTAAGAGCCTGATATAGATCCCTTAGGCTTACCACTAATGCTAAGGTGGCTAAGGTTAGAAAGTAACCTACAACCTTTAACTTACCAATTATTCGCACGTTTGTAACTCCAATCAATTCGATTAAGATGGTCTTTATCAACACACTCAGGACGATGAGAGTAGTTAGAGCCAAGGTGAGCTATAGTGTAAAGCCATGCCTCCTTAACCTCACTTCCTTCTCCTTCATCATCCATTTTAACCTGAATTAAATGACGTTCATAGAATGAAGGATGACCTTCTAATCTATCTAACCTAGCCAGTATCCGATCATCAACCTCATATACCTCAACCATTAACTGATGATTACCCCAGATAGCTCCAGGGAATGACCCAAGCTCAAGCAGGGAGTAGGAGGCTGGTGTAGTACCTACCCCTACAAACTTGGAACCTGATAGTAGTCCATGATTGGACTGGGTTTTCTTAAGGGTTCCGTAGACTGCTACACTACATTTACTCATTATCCTTTCCTCTTTGGTTGAATGTCGTGGTGCTCTAATAATCTATACAACAATGATCGAGCATTAGTACTACCATTATCTGATACTAAGTTATCTCGATAACCATAACAACAGGCCAGTATTGATTGTACCTCCTCCTCTTTTTTAGCTTCAAGGTAAGTAGAGAAGGTTCTATTGCCTACCTTATAGACTGTATCTATATTAATCATCTTCTTCATCTCTAACAGTAGCATCAATACCTATTAGTATACCTATGAATACCCCTATTGCTAATAAGAGTACATTAATCATTACATCAATGAACATCGTTTGCCTCCTTAATTAAATCTTCCAATAGTTTATTAGAACTAAAGGATTTACCTACTACACATCCAGCCACAAAGCTGGCTATAATTACGAAGAGTGACATCATGACTCCAATATTTTAAGTTGTCTTGCCCGATGGTATTCATGATTTGGATCTACAGACTCAAACCAGCACTGTTTAGCTACTAAAGACTCTCCTGTTTTATAGGAGTAAGTAGAGAATTGGAGGCGTCGAGGAGGAGTTGCGGTCTTACCAAGGTATTGAGTGTTCATTATTTCTTACCAAAGTTATCAGATACTATTTTGCCATAGGTAGCCGTTACAATCCAGGCAGTATCATCTTCATTACGAATGGCAGTGTGATAGATACCAGTAATTTTTGATAGTTCGTTAGCCCAGGCAGTAGCAAAGGGTAAGGCATGTTGTTTAGATAGCTTTAATATGTTCATCTTTAAGTTCTTCTTTTAAAAGTTGTGAATAAACTCTGATATCCTTTCTAATGATACGTTTAGTATCTGATAGATCAATGAGATCAGAGAGTAAATGGGGGTAATACATTAGATAACCTGCATCTTCACAGGCCACTTTGGTTTTGCGAGTTGATCTTAGCTTTAGAGCTACTTTCCTACACTCCTTTTTAAGGTGCTTTAGGGTGGAGGAGTATTGAGTAATTGCGTCCATAAATACCTCATTCTTTAATATCAAACTTAGGGATTTTAAAGTCCCCAGTATTTCTCTCATATTTGGTGTAGTGCCAATAAGACAAGGACATATACTTTATGCATATCCCATATGCCTTAACTATTTTCCCTACTTTTTTTTAAAGGAGATAAGTTTGAGTATACCTTTAAAGGCAAGTAAGATAGCCTTAGTGATGAGAACTACTTGAATGTGACCTATGAGATAGGCTGGATAAGTAATCGCTTTAAATACATTATTCATTGATTCTCCATAAACCGCGAGTACAAGATACCTTCACCTTTTTAGAGTGGAGAGAGATAGTGCCAGTCATAAAGCCTTCACTATGACTATAGACACTCTTTACATCTTTAATAATTGGCATTTGACCAGTATAAATTACTTGATCAAACTTATTCTTTAATTTTAGAGCTGACACGTTAGTTTCCTCCTAAAGGAATACTTGCCAAGGGCGACTAAAGCTATTAACTTTGGCTAAGTCTTTATTAATAGCAACCTTTTCTTCATTACATTGGGTAATAGTTTGTTTACGAATGTACCAATATCTATTACATTGAGTAATAACTTGTTTTTTAAAGTCTCTCTCTCTTTTAAACTGAGCTTCGAGATTCATAAATCCTCCAATTATTTTAACAACCTAATGGAACTAAGGTTAATTCAGATTCGTATTTAGGTAATTTATTAGGTCGTTGTCTCTCAAAGGCTGCATGTTCTTCATCAGTTACTATCCCTGAGTAGTCTACTAATATCCCATTGTAATCAGCAGACTCATCATAATCTATAAATCCTCCATGATCCCTAGGAAAATAGTGGATAGCGTGGGTTTTAGGTAAATGACGAGATTCAATGACCCACTCTACCCTCTCATTTACTGGCAGTTTGCGGGAGTGTTTAGCTTTAAATAAATCGAACATAGTATAGGGGTTGACAAATTAGGGAAGGCGTGTTATAATAACCCCACTGCCAGAGCCTGAGGGGATCTATAGTATCTATAAGTAGTTCTTATAGTTATTCCTTATTAACTAGATAAGATACATATAGTAATTATAGTTATCATACCTAATGCTAATACTATACCTAACACAACTCACCCTCCAATACATCTTCAGGAAGATCTGATAGTAGTGCCTGCAGTTCTGCATCTACCTCACTCAGTTCATTAGGTTTAGAGGTAGTATGTTGTTTAAGTACCTCAGATTTAGTAGTTGCTATATACCCCTCCATCTTCTTCCAACCACGAGTAGGATGCAAGCGCCAGCCATTGTAACCAGTGAATCCTTGAAAGCGTTGAAGGGCAGGTTTACCATCCTTTAACACAGCTAAACTAAAAGCAGGTAACATATTACTCGGGCCTTTAGGGTGTACTAATCTTTTACTCATCATCTTCTCCAGTTTCAGGGGTGATATCTGTTATTTTGCATCTTGGGCCAGTAAATAACTTAAATAGATCTAAGTTATCTGTGTATACTACAAAGTAAGGCACATCACTGTACCTACTCTCAATTTTGTAGGTTTTCATATCTCATACGAACAAGGTATGCTTGCGTGCCATTGCTCATTACTGCAATCTAAGCGTTGATGAGGGATAGGTTGGGACTTAGGTAAAGGTTGGGTGGTTAGAGCTGAATTGGCAGCCATTATTACTAATGTCCATATGAATGTTGTTATTACTATTTCTTTCATTTGTTATTCTCCTCGAATAAAATAGCATCTTTAACTGCCGAGTAGAGTGATGGATAAGATGGACGATCAAAGATAACTTGATTAAGGTTATTCCTTATTACTACTCTATACAATCCATCAATATCTTTGACATAACTAACGGTATTAGTGTTGAGGGTTTGCACCATTTGTAGGCTACTGTTAACAGTCATAATCACATACCTCTATACCAGAGGGGGAGTAAGGTTCAGCAATTACTTCCAGCACATTAATCTCATTAAGATCTCTATTGATTGTAGTAATGATGATATGCTCCCAGATACTTGGGTTTGGATTAAAGAACTCACCTGTCTTATAAAAGAGGGTAATATTCCCTTTTCTATAGAGAGTTATGGTTTGGTGAGGAGGGATGGTGAGCCTTAAGGGTATATATCTCTCTAGCTCACCTTTAGGACAAACTATAATTTGATTAGATAAAAGCATTTCACTCCTTATTCAGGTAATACACGATTAAAATAATGGGCAGATTCATGGAGAACTTTAGTGTCTTCATCATCTGGTTGAGGGTAAGGTAGATCAAATTGGGGGAAACGAACAGGAGTTATGTTATCCCTGCTCATAATCATGTGCCATTGTGATGCCTTATTGTAATCAAAAGCTAGCATTCCGTTCTCCTATCGTGCTTTACAAGCCCTCATTTGAGGGATTTATTATTTAATAATTAACTATAGATACTAATAGTACCTATGGGTAATTAGTGCTGGTTATGGTTATCCAGCTTGACTCGTAATACCACTTAGGTGTCAACAATTAGTGAAGGTTTTGAGTGTATTGTACCTACAACTTATATATCTCTATTAGTTATTAGTTTCAGCAGGGGGCAGTTCCTGTACGCTTATTGTGTATAGCCAAGGCTACATATAAACCTCCTTTAGGGCATCCTGATAGTAGTGGTGTGGCTAGGGTTGGCGATCCAAGATAGCCTGAACTTTAATACGAGCAATCACTTGTTTCATACGAGCTGCATTAATTTTACTGCGCTCATCTTTAATACTTTGTTTCATTAGGGTACTCCAAAGCTGGTAATTTATCAATGGCTAATAACATAACCCTTCTCAACTGGTCATCACTTAACTTTCGTTCTTTTATGTAACCCTTTAGGGTAGGTGAGAAGGTGGTAGCTAAAGGGACATAGAAGCCTTGCTGATTACGCTGGTTTGTAAACTCTAGGATTAATCTGTCCCTTATCATTTCTAAAGTGATCATTAAGACTTAGCAAAGCGATGTGAAGGATGGGAGCTAACAATCTTTTGAGCTTGAGAGAGAGAGTAATCTACCTTTTTAAACTCTGAGGATTGAACCCAAGTTTTAGAGGTGATTGGTTTAAAAAGAATACGGTACATTTTATTCTCCTAAGATTTAATTTTAATTCATTATTTAAAGATACTAATTTAATACCTTTAAATAATGATACCCTTAGAGTATCTAATGTAAACTAAGGGTATAGTATTAATTATAATCAAGCCATATTAGGCAACATGACTATGTTTATGTTAAGCCTCCAACTCTTCCAGCTCAGCTTCCAATTCAGCTTTAGCCAGGGCAGCCAATTCAGCTTCTACAAGGTCAAGAGTAACTGCTGGCTTTTGTTCTGGATGCTGAGTATAAAACTCTTCCAGCCATTCTTTAGTCTTGCCAGTGTTAGCAAGGTTAGTAATGCGAGCTACCATGCCGGCAATATGGAGAGATAAGGCAGCTTGATCAATGTGACCAGCGGCAAAACTACGGGCCAGTTGTATCTCAGCATTGCCTGTAACTTTAGCAATATCATCTTGGAGTTTCAGTTCCTTTATAGTGATAGGGGCTATCTTCCAGAACCTGTTTTTGTCAAGTTTAAGGACAGCTAAATGTGCTTTGTCAAAGCTAAAGATTACACCATGACTGCTAGCATACTCACCAGCCTTGCAAAACTTGGTTGTGTACTTATCCAATTTTTCGTTGAAAGTACAGTTCATACCTGCTATTTGTTTGAACCAGTAGGCTACACTTTCAACCCTGAATGAACCTTTAACTCCTGTTAAGTTGTTGAGAACCTTAGATACAATGTCAGCATCATTATTTTGCCAAGCATAAATGCAAGTCATAATCATAACGTCATGAACATTACCTTGAATGGTGTTGATTGCCTTATTGAGTTCTGTCAACTTAAGGTCAATAGCTGCCATTGCCACCGCTTTTTGTTTGTCTGTTTGTGCCATGATACACCTTCCAATTTAAGGATTAATAAAGTGATAATAAATATTATCTGTTAGTATCCTAAACCTATAAGGCTAAGGGGACTAAGGGTTAATATTTAGAGGGGTGTAGTGGATCTTACGGTTTCACCTAATAACTTTCTCAAGGTTATCTATTATCTTTTAAGTCCTAATAGCTAGGACTAGGTATCTATGAAATAGCACTTATTGATAGATACTACTAGAGTTTTATTAGTTCTAATAGTACCTATGGGTAAGTATTATCTAGGCATATAAACGGTTTCACTAAACTTACCGTCTATCAATCCATCTACTTTATACCAAAGATGGATTGATTTGTAGATATAGTACACTACATTACCGTAGTGGTATTCAGGGTAATTTATTTCATCCATTTTACTTCTCTAATGAGTTGGTTATCTATTGATTCTACTAATATCACCATTTTATGGTTGACATTGTGAAAGTAGAATTTTACGTTGAGCCCATATATTTTAATTGCAAGCTCCAACAATTGTTTGTTAGTCATTTTATTACTCCAAGTTAATGGTTAGTCTTTATTCCATAATACCCTTATTAAAGATACTACAGAATTAAACTAGGTGGAGTTACAGAAAGCGTGGACACACGAAAGCACTGCCAGATACTTGCTAGATATCTACAGTGCTAGTGAACTTCTTAGTCACCATTCCCACCTTTTATTTAATTACCTAAAGTCATCCTTTAGGAATTTTTATCAAACCGTTAGAGTCTACAGTTTTTTTGCTAATCTGCTGTATGTTATCAACTAACCTCATTTGATGTGTAAGACTTCCTATCACTTACAATATATTTATATTGCTCCTTTTTTCTGCTCAAAGTGTTAATTGCTAGCTTTCAAGGTTATAAATAATCCCTAGTCACTCTCAATATGTAGGTATTACTGTAGACACAATATGCCTATAGACCTAACACGATGCCGCCCACGGCACTCTAACCCTACAAATCTTTCGGGTTTCCACTAATACCCTAGACAATGCTTTAAACATTACTAGAGTATGACCCAGCCTATATTATCTCTCTACTAGTCCTACTACCAGCAATTAAGTATGGTATGTTACTCCTAGCGAGGCTTGGGGTTTTGATGTATCAATGAATCTGTCACATTCAATAGTAGTTACCGCCTACCAGCTACCCTGTTGTACTACATGCAAGCGTCCTGCCTACAAACATATTATAGTTGAAAGAGTAGGGAGTACAACCTCTAACAACTACCTAAACAACTTGTCAAACAATGTTCCGTCTGACACTTCATATTCTAGTAGATCTACTGGACAATACAAGCCCTCCCAAATCAAGGGATTATAGTATATAAGAGTAAAGTGAGTTGGTAGGGATATCTGACACCCAGTCCCGCTGTAACCCTCGGTACATAACGATTCCCAATAGAATCTGTAGCAATCTACAGGCCAATCCTCTACGTCTCCAGCTCTGTCAGCTTCTAACAGTTCTGCATGTTAAAAGAGTTTTAATAGTTCTAACAGTTCTAGAAGTGGAATATGTCAAAAGGTAGGGGATTGGGTTAGGGAGGGTACCTGTCGATTCAATGAGTACTATATAATCGGACCCACAGTCTCTCTATTTACCAAAATATAAAAATAGAAATAGCAGAAAACAATAGCCCTATAGAAATCAATAGGTTAGCCATCATCTCCCAGTTGCCATCAAGCTCTTTGAGCTTTCAGAGAAAGCGACCACTTCGGGCGGTAATTAAGAGTAAAGAAAGAGAAAGAAGAAGCTGACAATACCTTAAAGTTTTTAAGGTAATTATAGGTCCTATACCAGTATCATTTGTAGCGAAGCAAATAAGATTGGTAGTACCTATAGTTCCTTATTCCAGTTCTTAAAATTTAAAAATAAAAATATAGAAATTTACTTTAAATTTAAAATGGAACCAAAGTATTACTTCGATAGTCTAAAGGCTATACTGCCGGATCCTAAGGTAACTATATATCTATAGGTACTCTATTAGTACCTTATAGTACCTATGGATATAATACTATATACTCTAATAAGATAATAAGGTAATTACTATAGATCTTTATTATAGTAACTAAGTAATATACTAAAGGATATACCTATAGATTAAGGTAATTAGAATTATAGGTAACTATAGGTATGGAACTTAATTCTCTAATCCTAATCTAACCCTTATTGAAATAAACTAAGAGAACATTATGCCCTCATCCCCTAACTACATCAGAGATTATAAGCAAGAAGCTAAATATGAGTCTAGTCCTACCCAAAAGAAAAAGAGGGCTGCTCGAGGAAGAGCTAGATATGGACTAGCCAAGAAGGGGAAAGTAAGGTTAGGAGACGGATTGGATGTTGATCATAAGAGTGGAAATGCTTTAGATAACTCTCCCTCTAACCTAAAGGTAACAACCAAAGCAGATAATCGAAGTTATCCTAGAAGTAAAAATGCTTCTAAGAAGTATAAAACTGCCTAAAGATTTAAAGTATTAAAAGTTTTAAAATTAGTAAGCCACAGATAAAGGAAGCGGGAAAGAGTAAGGGAAGTTTGGATTGATCATGGCCTGACACGGAGTTAATAGTTTAGGGGATTATCCCTAAAGGACGTAGAGTCCTTCTCTACAATAGGAGATAAATATGGCTGTACTCTCTGAAACAACAACTGCCACCAGTGATGGTGGTAATCTTTCTTCTCTTTTAAATGGTGGTGATAATATGGGTAATTTGTTTGGTGGTGATAATGAAGGTGGTTTGATTGGTGGATTGATTTTAGGTTCACTCTTGAACAATGGTAATATGTTTGGTAATAGAAATGGTAATAACAACACTTTAGATACAGCTGCTGTACAAGGGATTGTATCTGATGGTTTAAACTCTCAAACTCTAGGTACTCTAAAAGGTGAGATTTGGGGTGCTGAAGGCCAAGTACAATTAGCTATAGCACAAAACACTATCTCCAATCTAAATGGTCAATCTCAAATTACTAAAGCAGTAACAGATGCTAACACCATCTCTCAAGTACAGAATCTGCAAGGTCAGATCTCTATGCTACAAACTAGTGCTGGTTTAGCTAAAGATGTAAGTGGAGTAGCTACTGCAGTTGCCTTAGGGCAAGGTGTTACCAACACTCACATTGCAGAATCTGCTGGTATCTTAGGGGTTAGTGTAGTTAATGCAACTGCAGGTACTAACAACTTAGTATTATCACAAAC